GGGACTGCAACATCTGCTTCACAAGCACAAAACGCAGTAAGCTCATCGTTCGCTACTAATGCTGCTAATGCAGATTTATTAGACGGAAAGAACAGTACTGAATTTGCAATAACAGGATCAAATATTTTTACAGGAATTCAATATAATACAGATACAACAAACCCAAATGGATTTGGAGCATCAGCATCAATATACACTGACGGTGGTTTGAGAGTAACTAAAGATACCTATGTGTCTGGAACGATATATGTCAACAATTTAACTGTATTCGGTACCCAAAGTATTAACTATGTTACTTCTTCTCAACTGAATATTAGCACTAATATAATATCTGTAAACACAGATACACCATCAATTAGATTTGGTGGATTGGCTGTGTATGATAGTGGATCTACACAATTAACAGGATCAATATTATGGGATAGTGAGAGAGACCACTGGGTATACTCTAACCCTTCAGGGTCATCTTACAATTCAGGAATGCTAATTTCAGGTCCTAGAAACAGTGGTTCATTAGGAACTGAACAAGGAACTATAAACAACGTCATAGTAAAAGGGCAAGGTGGAGATCACGTTACATCATCTCAAATTATTGATGATGGAACAACTGTAAGAATACCTGGAGATTTACAAGTAACAGGATCAATATATACTAGTGCTTTAACAGGGTCTTTAAATGGATCTAATTTAGTAAACGCTAGTGTTGCTAATGCTAAATTAACTAACAGCACAATTTCAGGAATTGCTTTAGGTAGTAATTTAGCTACATTAACTATAGGAACTGGATTAAGTGGAACTTCATATAATGGTTCTGGAGCTGTTACTATTGCAAATACAGGTGTAACATCTATTGTAGCAGGAACCAATATTTCAATAAGTGGTGGAACAGGGGCTGTAACAATCACAAACGGCGTTACAAATAACAACCAATTAACTAATGGTGCTGGTTATATAACATCTACAGGCACCGCAGCTGCAGTCAGTCAAAATATAGCAGCAGGATCTGAGGGCAACCTAGTCTTTGCTACCATAGGTACTAATGATTTTTTTAGAATTAGAGGTGGTGGTAGTTCAAATGCTGGTTTTATTGAAATGGCAACAGCAGATGATGGTACAGAACCTATCTACGTTAGACAATATACAGGTGAATTTACAACATTAGCAAGAACAGCTACATTATTAGATGACTCTGGTAATACACAATTTCCAGGCTATTTAAGAACTGCTGGAGTAACATCTAGTACAGTATTATTTTCAGCTGGAACAAATTCTGTTGATTTTGGTAATGCTCTTGGACAAGGTACTTCAAGTAGAAGTACATTTTTTAGAGGTAATACCAATAATGTTTCTGTATGGTGGGGTGGTATTGATGGCAATGGAGCTAACATACCATATGCAGCAATAGATGCAACAGCTGGTGAGTTTAAATTTTGGAGAAATACAGGTGGTACTGGTGGTGGAACATGGACAAATATAATGACCATGAATGCATCTGGTCTTACTATGGATTTAGGTGGTTTTATCGGTAATGTAACAGGAACAGCAAGTGGTAACGTGGTTGCAAGAAGTCAATCCAACTGGAATGACTCAACTGTTATTAACAACGTTGCCGGCTTGCTTGCTTGGAAAAACTATGGTAATGGTCACGTTATATTTGATGCTTCTCAGGGAACATCTCCAAGTGGTGGTGGTGTAAGTCAAACAAATGCAACTAATGCTTGGCAGGCTAGCTTTCCTACATTAATGGGTTGGAATGGTGGTAGTACTTATGGAGTAAGAGTAGATAGTGCTAGAGTTGCTGATAATATTACAGCATACACAATTAATCAAAGTTTAGGAACAGGTAATGGTCCAACATTTACAGGATTAACAGTTAATACAAGTGGTACCAGTACTTGGGGACCATTTGTAGTTACATCTACAAATTTATGGGGTGATGGAGCCACACAATATGTTACAATAGGTGCAGGTGGAGCTGCTGGTATAATGATTTCTAATCCACATATAGTTTGGAATAGTGGTAATACTGCTTCTGCCCTTAGAATGGGAAGAAGTGGAGGAGTAAGTACTGGTGCTTGGTATGAAATTGGAACAGGAGCAAGCGATAATTTCTTTATAGCTAAAAATGGCCTCAGCAGTGGCACTCAGTTTAATATTGCTTCTAATGGAAGCATAGTTATGAGTAGTCCTTTATATGTTGTCGGTACTGGCACAGTTATCACTATGGGGGAGCAGGGGTCAAATGCAAAACAATTATTATTTGGTATTGATAGCAGTAATGGTACTAGTGAATTACAATCAGTATGGCAAAACAATAGCTACACAAGATTAAATTTAAACCCAGTAGCAGGTGCAGTATACGCCGGCGCTACAAGACTTGATACATTATCAGATTCAAGAGTTAAAGATAACATTCAACCAATTGCAGGTGCTTTAGATAAAGTCTTAGCTATTACGGGTAAAAAGTTTCATTTAAAAGACGAAGAAGAAGGCAAAATAAGATACGGATTTATTGCTCAAGAATTAGAGGGTATACTAGATGAATTTGTACTTCAAACAAATATGACTTTTAAAAAGGATGATTTAGAAGTAGAAAATGTAAAAAGTATTGATAACTGGGCTTCATCTTGGGCAGCACTTTTAGTAGAAGCAATAAAGGAACAACAAACACTAATCACAGCATTACAAGAAAAATTAGAACGCAACAATATAATATAATATGAGCAAAACACGTGACACCGGCTATTTAAATAATATAATCAAGTATACCGAATCAGGCAATATTACATTCGTTAACGGTAATACAACATTACTATCTATTAGCTCCTCAGGCGCTATTACAACAACAGGAGTAATATCCGGTTCAAGTGCAGAAAGTGCTATTTCAGCATCATATGCTCAAGTAGCAACTAGTGCTTCTCAAGCACAAAACGCAGTAAGTTCATCGTTCGCTGCTAATGCTGCTAATGCAACAAGTGCTTCATTTGCACTAAATGCTGCTAATGCTGTAAGTGCTTCTCAAGCACAAAATGCAGTAAGCTCATCGTTTGCTACTAATGCATCTAGTTCAAACTTATTAGACGGAAAGGATAGTACCGAATTCGCAATAACAGGATCAAACATATTTACAGGAACACAATACACCACCGACACAATAAATCCTAATGGATTTGGAGCGTCTGCATCTGTGTACACTGATGGAGGTGTAAGAATAACAAAAGATGCTTATGTGTCCGGAACAATATACGTTAATAACTTAACTGTATTCGGTACTCAAAGCATTAACTACATAACTTCATCCCAATTAAATATCAGCACTAATATTATATCTGTAAACACAGATACCCCTTCAATTAGGTTTGGTGGGTTAAGTGTTTACGATAGTGGATCTACAGGCTTGACTGGTTCAATGCTGTGGGATAGCGAAAGAGATCATTGGGTATACTCTAATCCATCAGGATCAAGTTATAGTGGTGGTATGTTAATGTCGGGTCCAAGATCATCTGCATTAGGCAGTGAACAAGGAACATTGAATAATTTTGTGATGAAGGGGCAAGGTGGCGATCACATTACTAGCTCGCAGATTATAGATGATGGAACGACTGTAAGAATTCCTGGTAATTTACAGGTGACAGGAAGTTTAAATGGATCAAGTGCTGTATTTTCAAGCAATATAAGAGCAAACGCTGCCAGTACGATTTATGGTGCTACGCAAGATACTATTCAAACAATATTTACTTTAGGTGGACAAAACGCATCTGCACAAGCAAAAGAATTATACTTTAGATTAACAGCAGGTGGCACTCCTGCTTGGACATTGCAAACGGCAGCCGTTGGTACAGATACCGACATTAATATTTATCCTAATGGCAACAATGGGTTAAAAATTGCTTATGCAGGTGCTGCTACATTCTCAAGTACAGTTACTGCAACTAGCCTATCTACAGGAAATTCAGGATTAAGTGTATCAGGCTATGGATTTTTGACACAGACAGTATCAGGTCAAATGACTATTCTAGGTCACAACGTTGCTGCAAGCCCTTCAGTTACTAATCAAGTAAATGTTGTTAATGGTGGGTGGTATTCCTCTATGATTAGGCAATATTATAATGAAGGAATAACTTTTCATACAAGCGACACAGTATATTCTGCGGGTGCTGTATATCCTATGACATCTACCGAAAGAATGAGGATAACATCTGGGGGTAACGTTGGAATCGGAACGAGTAGTCCTGCAACCTCATTGATGATTAGTAAAACACTTGCATCAAATCAAACATATTTAACACTTGATAATAAAACAAATTCAAAATATAATTGGGGAATAGATTGGGCTGTTTTAGATTCTACAAATATTCCCGTTGCAGCAATTAGAGCAATATACCCTGCGGACAATGATATATCATTAGGCTTTTATACATATAATGGTAGTGGAAATGTTACCGAACGAATGAGAATCACAAGCGGTGGAGAGTTGTATTGGAATTTAACAGGTGTATCAGGTGGTAGCTTAAATGGCGGAGGTGTGTTATTTAGAAATAATTCAGGTAAATATGTTCAAATTTCAACAGGAGTAACTTTTGATACTGGTTTAATTTATTTTTATAAATCAGATGGAGCAGGAAGTGTTACTAATACAGGAAGTATAGCAACATCTGGTAATTCAACTGTATATAATACAACTTCTGATTATCGTTTAAAACAAGACTTTCAGGATTATAATGGATTAAGATTAATATCTAAAATTAAAACTTATGATTATGAGTGGAAGTCAGATAAAACAAGAATGTTTGGAGTTATTGCTCACGAATTAGCAGAAGTACTACCTTATGCAGTAACAGGAAAAAAAGATGCAGAAGAAATGCAATCTGTTGATTACTCTAAATTAGTTCCAATTTTAGTAAAAGCAATACAAGAACTAAAAGCAGAAATCGATATACTAAAAGCTCAATAAAAAATATTTATATAAAACATAACACATGGGTAAGAACCAATCAGCATCCGGATTAACTAATATAATACAATACAACAACAGCGGCATAACATTCGTTAGCGGCTCTACTGTACTAATGGCTATTAGCTCCTCAGGCGCTATTACAACAACCGGTGTTATTTCTGGTTCTGATGCCGCAAACGCTATATCAGCATCATATGCTCAAGCAGCAACTAGTGCTTCATTTGCATCAGTAGCAACATCAGCTTCATTTGCATCAAATGCTGCTAACGCAACATCTGCTTCTCAAGCACAAAACGCAGTAAGTTCTTCATTTGCTGCTAACGCAAACTTATTAGACAGCAAAGACAGTACTGAATTTGCTATAACTGGTTCAAACATTTTTACAGGAACACAGTATGTTACTAGTACAATAAATCCAAATGGATTTGGAGCATCTGCTTCAATATATACTGACGGTGGTTTACGAGTAACTAAGGATGCTTATGTATCAGGTACTATGTTTGTAAATAACTTGACTGTATTTGGAACGCAAAGTATCAATTACATTACTTCCTCTCAACTGAATATCAGTACAAACATTATATCAGTGAATACTGATACTCCTTCAATCAGATTTGGTGGGTTGAGTGTTTATGACTCAGGTTCTACAGGTTTAACGGGTTCGATATTGTGGGATAGTGAAAGAGACCACTGGGTTTACTCTAATCCATCAGGATCATCTTATAGTGGAGGTATGATTATGTCCGGCCCTAGATCAGCGGCATTGGGTAGTGAACAAGGAACTTTGAACAACTATGTGATGAAAGGCCAAGGAGGTGATCACATTACTAGCTCGCAGATTATTGATGATGGAACTACAGTTAGAATACCTGGTAATTTACAAGTGACTGGGAGTATGGTAGTTACAAGTGCTTTAACTGGATCAAGTGCTACGTTTAGTGGTAATGTTGGAATAGGTACTTCTCCTTCTTTTCTATTGGACCTACTAACAGGATCAGCGGGAAGCTTTAATACTATTGCTCAAATTTATAATAATGATTTTACAACAGACAATCGTTCTTATTTAAGAGTAAGACAGCAAGTAAATGCTGGAGGTTCAGTTAGTTCATATTTTGGTGCAGGACAAGACAGTAATCTTTATATAATAGCTAATAACTCAGCTAGAGGAGGTGATTTAATAATTAATGGAGGTACGGGCGCTGCTACATTTGTAAATGACGTAACAGTAAACGGAAAAAATACAGTAGTTAGTGGTCTTGTAGTTTACGGAAGTAATAATTCAGGTTCACCTGCTGCATTAGGAACATCAACTGCAAAATTTCAATTAATGAATGGCGGTGTTTATGGGTTGGTAGGAGATGTTTTAACAAATGGAAATACGTATTTACAAAGTCAAAGAACAGATGGTAATACTGCTGTTTATAATTTATTATTACAACCATTAGGAGGCAACATTGGAATCGGTGTTACCCCTAGTCCTTGGGCAAGTCCTTTTGCTGTAATACAAGGTGGTACTTTCGGTCAACATATTGGGTTTCAAACAAATGGCCCCGATATTAAAGTAGGAGCAAATAATTACTATAATGGTTCTGCATACTTGTATACTGTATCAAGCAATGGTGCGGCTCAATTAAACATTGGAGGTAATAGCGGGCTTCAATTTAATATAGCTCCAAGTGGAACTGCTAATGCTACTGTTACATTTACAACCCCATTCGTAATAACAAGTGCAGGAAGAACAGGTATTCAAAATACCTCTCCACAAGGTAGATTAGAAGTTGGAGTTGTTGATAATACTACAACAGCAGGTGGTCATTTCTTTTCATCATTTCAAATACCAGTAAATACTTGGTATACTGTATTTTATGCTCCTTCTAATGACCAATGGAATGCAATAACAGAATTTACTTGGGTAAGCGCAGCTGATTTTAATAGATCAGGAGCAGCATATATGAGGTGGGCATATAATGCAGGTAGTGCTACATTGGGTGTTGTTTACACTTTATTTAATAATAGCCAAAATGCAGATGCAAGTTTTAGAAAAAGTGGAAATGAAATACAAGTTTTTATCACCGGAGGTGCAGCAGATTATTATACTCAAGTAAGAATACAAGGATCAAGAGCTGCATAATAATTAATACAAAAAATCGACGAATTAAAAAATAAATAACATGGTTTACGAAGTACAAATGCAATTCATACCTGGTAATGATCAAATATGGGTTGCACATCTAACACCAAGCGATCCAATTTATCAATACGATAACGAAGCTGAAGCACAAGCCAAAGCAGACGAATTACAAGCCGCAGATACTACTGGACGTAAGTACCGTGTTGCACAACTAAGCTAACGGCTTTCTCAATATTTATACCAAACCCACACCTTAGGGACAGTGAACTAAGGTATAAAATATGAGTAGTACAAAATTCGTCGCAAGACACGGGATTAATAGTCTCGGTGATCTTATCGTAACAGGAAGCATTACCGCAACAGGCGGTATTTCAATTTCAGGATCCGTAACATCAGCATCGTTTGCAACTAGTGCATCACAAGCACAAAACGCTACAAGTTCATCATTTGCATTGACATCATCATTTGCAAATAATTTTACCGTAGCAGGTACATTAACAGCACAAACATTAGTTGTTCAAACAATTACCTCTAGTATAATTTATTCTAGCGGTTCAAATATATTCGGAAACAGTTTAGCTAATACTCAAGTATTAACTGGAAGCGTTACAGTAACTGGTTCCTTAGCAGTTAATAATTCTAATGTAATATTAACAAATCAGACATCTAGTATGTCTGTAGCTACAGCTTCATTTGCTATAAGTGCTTCTCAAGCAGCAAATGCAGTAAGTGCCTCACAAGCACAAAATGCAGTAAGCTCATCATTTGCTTCTACTGCTACAAGTTCATCATATGCATTAAGTTCATCTCAAGCAACAAATGCAAACAATGCTATAAGTTCATCATACGCATTAACAGCATCATTTGCCGCAAATGTACCTCAAACAGCATCATTCGCTATTAGTGCCTCACAAGCACAAAATGCAGTGAGTTCATCATTTGCTTTCACAGCATCATATGCTGAAAATGCAGGAGGCGGTGCTGGATTCCCATTTAGTGGTTCAGCTGTAATTACAGGTAGTTTACAAATCACTAACTTAACAGGTAGTGGTGTACGTTACGTAGTAACAGATAGTGATGGAAACATTACAGCACAACAAGCGTCCGCATCAATTCTCTCGACACAAACAGTTACAGCATCAGCTGGACAAACTGTATTCAATATAACAAACGGTTATACAACAGGTTTAGTAAACGTTTTTGTAAACGGTACTAAATTAAATGATAGTGAGTATGTAGATACAAATGGTACTTCAATTACATTTATAACAGGATCAATGTTAAATGATGTTGTTGAATTCCAAAAATATCTTCCTGCATTAGGCGTTACAAATAATGCTTTAAGAGCATTAACAACATTTACAGCAGCATCAAGCCAATCTATATTTAACATAGATTATACTCCTGGATTACTAGACATTTACTATAATGGTTCTAGATTAACGTCCGTAGACTATACTGCAAATAATGGAACATCAATTACATTAGCTACTGCATCAAATGCAGGAGATATTTTAGATGTAATGGTGTATTCATATCAAGTAGGTTCATTTAGTGGTATTGGAGGAGGAGGTAGTATAAACCAAATACCATATTATACAACACAAAATTCAATAACAGGATCTCCTAATTTTACTATTAATGGTTCTACAATGCTTATTACTGGTTCTTTAACAGTATCAGGTAGTGGAACATTTACAAATATAGGTCCTGCTGTATTTAGTGGTTCTGTAATTGCAGTTGATGGGTTTACAGGTTCATTTAGTGGTACTGCTACAAATGCAGTATCTGCTTCTCAAGCACAAAATGCTGTAAGTTCATCTTTTGCTTTAACTGCAACATCCGCTTCTCAAGCACAAAATGCAATTAGTTCTTCATTTGCGTCAAATGCTGCTAATTCAAACTTATTAGACGGAAAAGATAGTACTGAGTTTGCAATAACAGGATCAAATATTTTCACTGGAATTCAATACAATACAGATACTAGTAACCCAAATGGATTTGGAGCATCTGCTTCAATATACACAGATGGAGGTGTAAGAATAACAAAAGATGCTTATGTATCAGGTACTATATTTGTCAATAATTTAACAGTTTTTGGAACACAAAGTATCAATTATATTACATCTTCCCAATTAAATATTAGCACAAACATCATATCAGTAAACACAGATACTCCATCTATTCGTTTTGGTGGACTAAGTGTTTATGATTCTGGATCTACAGGATTGACAGGATCAATGCTATGGGATAGTGAAAGAGATCACTGGGTATATTCAAACCCTTCAGGATCATCTTATAGCGGTGGTATGATTATGTCGGGTCCAAGATCATCTGCTCTAGGTAGTGAACAAGGTACTTTGAATAATTTTGTGATGAAGGGGCAAGGTGGAGACCATATTACATCATCTCAAATTATAGACGACGGAACTACTGTAAGAATTCCTGGGAATTTACAAGTGACTGGTAGTACTATACTTACTGGTGCTTTAACTGGATCTAGTGCTACGTTTAGTGGAAATATTGGACTTATAAATGGAGAATTAACTGTAAAAACATCTGCATTTGGTGGTGTTATAAATCTAGAATCAGGTACAAATACTAATAAATGGTTATTATATCATTTTAGCAGTGATAATACATTTAGAATGAATTATAATGGTTCTGGTAATGATGAATTTATTTTATCTACTGCTGGTGCTGCTACGTTTTTAAGTACAATAGGTACTGGCGGTGATATAACTATTACAAAATCATCTGCTGCAAGTTTTATCGCAAACAACACATCAGCAAGTGGTAAAAGTTATAGATTAGTTTCTGCTGATGATGGTACATTTAGAATACAAAATACTGGTGTTTTAGACCTTCTTACCATGACATCTACTGGTGCTGCTACATTCTCAAGTACTGTAACGGCAGCAGGGATTACAAGCACAGGAACAAATACAATGCTAAGTATATCAAGTTCAACCGCAGGTTTAGTTGTAAGAGGCGGCTCAAGTATAGGAACTCCAGCTTTAGCAAGTGGTCAAATATTAATAGGTCAAACAACTACCTATAGACTTTCTTTGGCTTATGATGATAACACTGGATATGCTTATATTGATAACTTATACGATAATGCTAATTCTAATATATATTTTAGAGTAAGAACAAATGGAACGCCTATAAACGCATTAACATTATTTGGAACTGGTGCTGCTACATTCTCAAGTAGTGTAAGTATATCAAGTGGAAATGCTTTAACATTAAATAATTCTGTTAATAGTGGGGCTGGTTCAATAATTTGTCCTGGCGGTGGTTCACTTGCTTTGCGTTCTTATGGTAATGATATGATTTACTTAAATGAGAATGCTGAAATTAGATTTTTAACAAGCAATACCGAACGAATGAGAATTACATCGGAGGGTTATTTAAAGCAAAGAGCAAATGGCGGTTCATATTTTAATGGTTCTTATAATGAAATTAGTAATCTTGCTGGTGGTGGTTCTGATATTAATTTGGTGTTAGGATTAGGAGGAAATTCAAATAATACAAGTTCATATTTTTTAATTTGCGCACCTAATAATTCGGGAGATAGATTATATATTTTAGGTAACGGTAATGTACTTAATATAAATGGTTCTTATGGTACTCTTTCATCCGATAGAAGATTAAAAGAAAACATAGTTACTGCTACTCCTAAACTTGATGATATACTTAAATTAAATGTAGTAAACTTTAATTTAATTGGCAACGATGAAAAGCATATAGGTTTTATAGCACAAGAAATGCAAGAGGTATTTCCTTCATTTGTTTATCAAAATGATACAAGAAAATATGATGAAGATGGTAATCTTATTAGCGGACTTGAAGATGCTTTAGGTTTAAAGGTAGGTATGGAGTTTGCAATCTTAGTCAAAGCAATCCAAGAACAACAAGCACAAATAGAAGAACTAAAAGCAGAATTTGACAAATACAAAGCAACACATCCTTAATATTTATCACCAGTAATAGCACAATAACAATATGAGTAGTATAAAAGTAAATTCCATTAGTTCATTTACCGGCACCCAAATTGCTGTAACTGGATCGCTAGTGGTAAATGGTTCATCAGTTGCAACAGCTTCGAGTACAGTAGCATCAGCATCATTTGCTGTTAGTTCATCTCGAGCACAAAATGCAACAAGTGCATCATTCGCAACAAATGCAGTTAGTGCATCATTTGTCTCATCCGCATCATTCGCAACAAATGCAGTTAGTGCATCTTATTTAAATCCAATAACTAACTCATACATAATTTTAACACAGGTATCACAATCACTGAATTTTGCAAATGATGATGCAGCAGCAGCTGGTGGTGTTCCATTAGGTGGATTATATAGAAGCGGAAGTTTTGTATTGATACGAGTTGGTGGTACATCATCTACTGATAATTTCTTAATGACAGAAAATGATAACAACTTAATAACAGAAAATGGTGATTTCATCATATTAGAACAATAAAACATATTTATACCAGAATAAAACAATAAAATAAATGGCAAACGTAAAAATAAGTCAATTAAACTCCGGTTCGGCCTTAACAGGTACCGAAGAGGTACCTTTAGTTCAAGGTGGATCTACAGTAAGAACAACAGCTCAAGCTATTGCTAACTTAACAGTTAGTGCATCTTTTGCTACGACGGCAACAAGTGCATCTTTTGCAACAACTGCAACAACAGCATCATTTGTAACAACGGCATCATTTGCATCTAATGCAACAAGTGCATCATTTGTAACAAGTGCATCATTTGCATCTAATGCAACAAGTGCATCATTTGTAACAAGTGCATCATTTGCATCTAGCGCATTAACAGCATCGTTTGCACTAGCTAGTGCAGGTGGTGGTGGTGGTGGTATTATTGTTGATGGTGTTGGTACAAGTTCTACATTAAGATGTGGTGTAAATAGCCTTGCAAATGGTAATTTTGCTGCTTCATTAGGTGGTTGTAACAACAGTGCTAGTGGAAATAATTCATTTATTGGTGGTGGTAGCTCTAATGCAGCTAGTAGCTGTCAAGCTACAGTAGTTGGTGGTTTTTGTAATGCGGCTAATGGTGATTCTTCATTTGTTGGCGGTGGAATTTCTAACAGAGCTAGTGGTGATTATTCATTCATAGGTGGAGGACAAGGTCTTGTTACTTGTGGAAATAGTGCAACTGCAGTTGGTGGTAGAGATAATATAGCTAATAATACTTTCTACCCAACTGTTGTTGGTGGTAGAGATAATACATCTAGTGGAAGTTATTCATTTGTAGGTGGTGGTTTATGTAACACAGCTAGTGGAGATTATTCAGCTACTGTAGGAGGTAGATGTAATTTAGCTTGTGGTTGTTATTCATTTGTAGGTGGTGGTCAATCTAACATTGCTTGTGCAAGTCATTCAACAATTAGTGGTGGGTATTGTAACAGAGCTGGTGGGTGTCGTTCATTTGTAGGTGGAGGTTGTGGTAACATAGCAAATGGAGCTTTCTCATTCGTAGGTGGTGGTTGTAGTAATAGTGCTTTATCAGCTTGTTCATTTGTAGGTGGAGGAAGAAGTAATATTTCTTGTAATGATTTAGCGGTAGTAGTAGGTGGTCGTCAAAACAATGCAACTCAAATTGCCTCTGCAGTAGTTGGTGGTCAATTTAATACTGCAAGTGGATATTATTCATTTATTGGTGGAGGTGTATCAAATTGTGCAAGTGGAGACTATGCATTTGTAGGTGGTGGTAGAGCAAATACAGCTAGTAATAGATATAGCTTTATGGGAGGTGGATGTAAGAATACAGTTAGTGGTAAATATAACTTTATGGGAGGTGGTCGTTGCAATACTATTAATTGTAACGATTCAACACTTAGTGGTGGGTATCTTAACGTAGCTAGAGCTAATGGAGTAGCTATTGGTGGTGGATGTGGGAATGTAGCATGTGGTATTACCGCAACAATTGCTGGTGGATTTTGCAATTTATCTAGTGGACAATATTCATCTATAGGTGGTGGTGGTGAAAACATAGCTAGTGGACAATATTCATTTATAGGTGGAGGTAGATTAAATCAAGTTAGCGGATGTCAGTCTGGAATATTAGGAGGATGTGGAAACACAGTAGCGAACACTAACTCTTTTGTAATTGGTAGTGGATTAACATCAAGTGCTAATAATACAACCTATGTAGAAGGATTCTCTAAAACATCAGGTACATTTAGAATTAACCACCCAGACCCAACTAAAACAGATACTAAATATTTACAACACTCATTCGTAGAAAGTCCTACAAGAGGTGATAATATTTACAGATATAAAATTACAACAGTAAACTGTGCAGCAGTGTTAGCTCTTCCTGATTACTATAAATTCTTAAACGAAGATGATCAAATATTTGTAACTCCACAAGGACACTTTGGAACAGCATATGGAGTTATTGATAGTTGTCAAGAATATGTTAACTTTGTATCAAATGTAGATGGAGATTACAATGTATTAATCATTGGTACTCGTAAAGATGCTGATGCAATTGATAACTTTACAGGAGTAGAAATTGATAAATAATTACAACATAAATAAAAATAAATTAAAATGGCAGATTTAACAGCATTACAAACAGAGCTAGAAACAGCTATAGAACAACTTAGAGAAGCTGAAGATGCTAAAATACAAGCTGAAAGAACAGCAGCGGAAGAGGCTCGTTTAGCAGCAGAAGCAGCAAAAACAGACGAAGATAAAGCAGCTGAAATTCAAGCCGCTATCGATCATGTGAGAGCTAAAATAGCAGAATTAGAAGGATAATATTTCTTATAAAAAGAGTTGGTAACCTAACTCCCGTTTCGTATATTTAAGTTATGAATATAGTATTTCAAATTAGTGGAGGTATTGGTAAATGCGTAATGGCAACAGCGGTATGCGAGGCCATCAAAAAACAATACCCCGACTCAAAGTTAATAGTAGTATCCGGATACGCGGATGTATTTTTAAATAATCCTTTTGTAGCTAGAGCCTTCAGTTTTGGAGGTTTTAGCTACTTTTATGAGGAATTTATTGAGGATAAAGAATTTAAAATCTTTGCACACGATCCGTATGTTCAAACTGAACATGTTAAACAAGATGAACATCTTATTAAAACATGGTGTGAAATGTTTGGAGTAAAATATAACGGTGAATTACCAAAAATATACCTTACAGAAAGAGAGGTAAGTTTCTTTAAACAAAAATATGCATCAGATAAACCTACCATGTTTATTCAGACTAATGGGGGTGGTGATTCAGCTCTTAAATATTCTTGGGCACGAGATATTCCTCATCAAAACATAGTAGATGTAATTAATGCCTTTAAAGAAGATTACAATATTTTACACATTAAACGAGATGATCAATTAGGATATGAAAACACATATCCTGTAACTGATTCATTTAGAAGTTTAGTTGTAGGAATTTCATTAAGCAATAAGCGCTTATTTATGGATAGTTTTGCCCAACATGTGGCTGCTGGGTTAGAATTAGCATCAACAGTATGTTGGATTGCAAACAAACCAGAAGTATTTGGTTACGATATACATGATAATATTATATCTAATCCTTTTACACTAAAACCAGAATTAAGAAACGCCTTTTTAACTAAATTTAATATAGGAGGAGAATTAATAGAATTTCCTTTCGCTTCAGAAAGCGAAATATTCAACAGTCAAGACATCATTGATTCAATAAAAAAACAATAGGTTATACATGGAACAATTATTTTTTCAAAGCTCTTTACCTAGAGCTGGCAGTACATTACTGCAAAACATTCTAGCACAAAACCCAGACATCTATGCAACACCAACTTCTGGTGTTTTAGAATTAGTATTTGCTGCTAGAGCAAACTACACCACATCTCCAGAATTTTTAGCACAAGATGCAGAAATTATGAGAACAGGTTTTTTATCTTTCTGTAAAAAAGGAATGGATGGTTTTTATGAATCAATCACAGATAAAAAATACGTTGTAGATAAGTCAAGAGGATGGGGAATTCATTATGATTTCTTAAATCTAATATATCCTGAACCAAAAATTATCTGCATGATTAGAGATCCAAAAGATATATTTGCTTCTATGGAAAATAATTTTAGAAAACACCCAGAAAAGCAACCTGATATCCTAGATTGGTCAACTGGTCAAGGTACTACAGTTCCTAAACGTATCGATATTTGGACTCAAAATCCTCCTGTAGGATTAGCATTTGAAAGATTAAGTGAAATGTTCAGAACAGGAATTGCGGCAAAAGTATTATTCATTAAATTTGAAGATCTTTGCTTATATCCTGAAAGCACAATGGTTAAAATATACGATTATTTAGATATTCCTCATTTCACACATGATTTTGATAATATTGAACAAGTAACAAAAGAGGATGATGAGGTTTATGGTTCATTTGGAGATCATGTTATTAGAACTAAGTTAGAACCCGTTAGATCTAGAGCTAAAGATTTATTAGGAAAAGACGTAACGGACTGGATTTACAATAATTATAAGTGGTTTTACGATCAATTTAAATATACAAAATAGAAAATATGGAATACATTTATTATAAAGGCAATCAAAAAACGGATGAGCCACAACCTTTAAAACTACTTCAAGTTTATCAAAACCACAGTGAAGAGTTAGATAATAAAATTATTGATTTTTGGAAAAAAGAAAATGCTTTACCTTCTTACGAAGAAATATTTACCAAACAAAGAGTAAACGAAGTATTATTTATAGTTTTAAATGAAACCGATGAAATAGTAGGTGTATCTTCTGGTACAGTTGCTTATTTTCAACAAATAAGAAATAAATTTTTATATTTTAGATTATTTGTACGAGAAGACTATAGAGGAAATAATAGAGGCGTTGCCATGAATATGTATTACGCTACATATGATTTATTTGATCAATTAAAAACTTTAGAAGATCAATTCATTATAGGCATTTTAATTATATACGAAAGCCAGCATTTAAATAATGTAATTAATTATTACCATTCTGAAAAGTATAGAAATCAAGTATTTGTTGGGTGGACTCCAAATGAAGAACAAATAAGAATTACATACTTTAACGACATTAAAATGTTCTAACTATTATGATTGACTTTTTTATATCTACTCTTTTTAATTTAATATTATATTATTTTATTGCTACTGCAGTTGCGTTTGGATTAATTTCAATGGGTGACAAATTTATATCTATTCATAAAAATGTTCCTGTTAGAAAAGACTATATACGAGAAGTTAAATTTTCAATGCTTAGTTTATTAATTTTTACAACAATTGCAACTATTTTATACCAAACAAAAATCCTTGATTACACTACATTGTATTATGATGTGAGTGAACATGGATGGTTGTATTACATCGGAATCATACCAGTCATGTTATTAATGTATGATTTATATTTTTACTTAACTCATAGATTAATGCATGATAAACGTATTTTTAATGTAGTACATTTAGTACACCATAAATCAAAATATGTTTCTCCATTAAGTGCTTTATCAATGCATCCTATAGAGGCAATTATAAATCATGGGTATTTAGTTATATTATTATTTTTAATACCAATGCATACATCTCATGTTTACATTTGGGTAGCAACAACTATATTGTATACTACTTATCTACATTTAGGCATTGAATTATACACAGATAAATTTTTATCTAGCAAAATAGGTAAATACATTTACACAGCAACAGCACATTCTGAACACCATACTAAATTTAAAGGTAATTATGGATTTTATACTTTAATTTGGGATAAAATGTTTAAAACTATAAGAGCAAAGCATGCTTAATATAAACACGTTTTTTGATAAGATATTATATATCAATCTTGCTAAAGATATTGATAGAAATGAATCAATGATATCTCAATTCAAAGAATTTGGAATAACAAATTACGAACGAGTAGATGCTATTGAAGCAAGTGAGCAAAACGATCCAACAATATATAGAAATTTTATTAAAAGTGATGAGAAATATATTAGAGGACAGATCGCTTGTAGACAATCTCATCTAAAAGCAATACAAATAGGTAAAGATAGAGGTTATAAAAGAATACTTGTATTTGAAGATGATGTAATTTTTCTTAACAACCCTAATGAAGTATTACAAATGAATACAAGGGCAATAGAAATGGCTGACATGTTTTATTTTGGTGGATTAATTGAACCACATTATAGAGGTCAAGTTGTAGAGGCACATGCATATTGTGTTACCGATAAAATAATGGATGATATATTACAAATGGCTATTCCTAGCGGAATGGAAATTGATAATTTCTATGCAAAGGTAATCCAGCACATGAGTTATAATTACAATCCAAGAGGACAATATAATGTTATGATGTTACAACCTTTCAATACAATAGTACAAGAACATTCTAAGTTCAAATCAAATATAGTATGAGAGGCGATTTAATACAGCTCACTTCTTTATTGAAGAATCTTTTTACGCCCAAATCCTTTATGGAGATAGGAAGCAGAAATGGTGTGGATGCTAAATACGTTTGTGAATATTGGGATATACAACCTGAAAATGCTTATATAGTAGAAGCAAATATATTCTGCTACCAGGACATAAGAGCTAGTATGGTAGCAAATGGTCAAAAACCTTTTGCAAAAGTTATTTATGGTGCCTGTTCAAATAAAGATGAAATGGCAAATTTCAATTGCGTTATGTCAAGTAACCAAGAAATAGTTGGTATATCATCTTTAAAAAAACATTCAAATCTAAACTTAAACTATCAAACAACTAGGGTTGAATGCTTTAGAGTTGAAAAAATATTAAAAGAAAAACAGATAGATTTATTTAAAATTGACGTAGAAGGTCACGGATACGAAGTTTTAGAAGGTATGGGTGATGAAATAAGTAACGTAAAAGCTATTCAAATAGAAACAGAGGATGTACCTAACTTTGAAAATCAAAAATTAGATATAGATGTGCATAATTTCTTAATTGATAAGGGTTTTGAATTATTTGATAAAAAACCATGTTGGGCATCTCAATTCGATTGTTTATACATTAATAAAAAACAAAATGATAATAGTATTATTCGGGCAACCACATAGTGGTAAATCAACGTTAGCAAAACAATTCCCTACTTTTAAAAATATAGACGGGGATGAATTAAGAGAATTATTCGCTAATAAAGATTATTCAAGAGAAGGACGTATCAGGAATTTAAATAGAGCAAGTGATATTGCTCATTATCTACACAGACATGGTGATAACGTTATTTTATCTTTAGTATACCCATATAAAGAAGCAAGAGACTATTTAAGAAGTTTGGATAGCGAAGCTAAGTTCGTATATTTAGCATACGAGTTAGATAGAGGTAGAGAACAATTTCATGTAAAGGATTTCGAATATCCTGATAAAGATGAAGCTCTATATCTTAATACAGAATGGTTAACTGAAGAAGAATGTATAAAACAAATTTATGAATATGTGGGATAAAAAGGTACATGTTAAGAGTTCATTAGAACGAAAAGATAGTCAATGGTCTTTATTTATAGGACGTTGGCAGCCATTACATGAAGGACATAAACAATTATTTAGACAAGTAATTAATGAAGGTGGTAAAGTACTTGTTGCTATTCGTGAAGGTGAAATAAATGAAAAAAATCCATTCACACCACAGCAAGTCTTAATGAACATTGCTACAGAGATGGAATTAGAAATATCAAACGGAAAACTAAAAGCAATTATCATACCAGATATTTGTTCAGTTGAATTCGGTAGAGGAGTTGGATATGATATTATTGAACATATACCACCAGCTGAAATTAATGATATTTCTGCAACCAAAATTCGCGAACAAATGAAAGCCGAAGGCAAGTTATGATAGACGTTAAAGTTAGATATAACACAAAGTGTGAAGATAACCATTCATATTGGAGAATTTTGATTGATGGAATAGAGCATATTTGCTCTAATGTTATAGCAGAAATTCCTCTACATACGACAAGAGATTTAGTATTTGATCCAAGTAGAAATCAAACAGTAGATAAGCATCACTTTAGCTGCCAAGCTAATGAAGTTATTTGGAAAGGTGACGTTGTAATAATAAAATAATGATAGTAGAGAAAAAACGACACATAGCTAAAACAATTAGCTATAGATTAATTAGTACACTTATTGGATTTACAACTATGTTGATAGTTACCGGATCTATAAAGGCCGGAGCGGCATTTGGTATAGCTGAACTTATATGGAAGCCTGTTCAATATTACATCCATGAACGTATGTGGTACAAATGGATAAAATATGGTCTGAAAGATAGTAAGTAATTCACAGCTATTTTAATATTTATACGAAAATATCATAAATGGCTAATGTTCCTGTATATGCTGGTAGTTCATCGTTTTTTCCTGGCGATACCGCATTTGGATTTTACGACTACCAATATGACTTCCAAGTAGATGCCGACGCTGTTGTAACGTTCGTTACAAGACGTTTAGGATGGCCTATTGAAGTTGTCGAATTACAACCCTCACAAATATACACTGCTTTTGAAGAAGCAGTAACTGTTTACGGTAATGAAGTATATCAATTCCAAATTAGAGAGAATATGCTTTCTATGGAAGGTAACTTAACAGGATCAGGTCCATATAATAATGTGCTAATGACCCCGTCACTTGGCGGCGTTGTTAGAATAGCCGATAACTATGGTGAAGAAGCCGGAGTCGGCGGAAATACCACGTGGTATAGCGGTTCAGTCATGATGTATCCGGGAACTCAATCATACGATTTGAATAGATGGGCTGAACAATCAGGATCTATAGCTCCAGGCGATTATATTGAAATTAAAAGAGTATTTTTTGAAGCACCTCCTGCCGCAATGCGATATTTTGATCCATATGTTGGTATAGGATATAGCTACGAAGGTTTACTTAATAGTTTTGGATTTGGAGCTTATTCACCTGCAATTACTTTCTTACTAATGCCTCTATTCTTTGACTTACAAAGAATTCAAGCAATCGAATTAAATGATCAGATAAGAAAAGCAGCATTCTCATTCGAAATTCACAATAATATTATAAGTATATTCCCTATTCCTTTAATTCAATATCCTTTATGGTTTGAATATGTTAAAGGATCTGAAAGAGATAGTGTAATGGGAGGTAGAAATGCTGATGGTGTTCCACAACAGAATTTAATTACAAACACATCAAATGTTCCATATAATAATCCAAACTACAACTACATTAATTCAGTAGGTAGAATGTGGATATTCCAATATACATTAGCATTATGTAGAGAAATTTTAGGATATGTACGTGGTAAATACTCTACAGTACCTATTCCAGGGGCTGAAGTGACTTTAAATCAACAAGATTTATTAACTGACGCTAGACAAACAAAAGAAGCATTAATTGTGTCTTTAAGAGATACACTTGAACAAACAGGAAGACAAATTCAACTTGAAAAACAAGCAGCGAACGCTGAAAATTTAAATAAAACATTATCTAACGTTCCAATGGGATTTTATATTTTTTAACATGATATCATTACAAACCATATTAAGCGAAGCTACATTTGAAACTTATTTTACTCAAGTAGTTATCAAAATGAGAGACGACTATAATTTTACCGAAATATATAATCAAATCCGTGGCATTAGAGATGTTATTGTTGTTAAAGTAATTGAAAATGAAAAGTTAGAAACATCTAAAGTAGGCGATTACAAATACTCATTACTTGAAATTAAATTTATTGCAGAAGGAGATGCTATTAAAACTATAAAAATGATTAAACACGAAGCATTAAAAATTCCGGGTTTAGTTAAGTTTCATGTTAGAACACAAACATTACTAAAAATTAGAAATTACTAATTATGGCTCTTTACGGTTCTTCTCGCGACATTAGCTTTTTCCATGTAATTAATACTGAGTTAATTCACAATATTATTGAGCAAAATATAGGATATTACCAAATATCATTAGACGAAACATCTGCAAATGTGTATGGTGAGGCTGATAATGGTACTAAAATGTATTATCCTCCTGTTTTAATACAATGTTTAATTGATAGAGGAGATTATGAAGGACAATATACAGATGCTGGTCCTAATATTACACGTAATTTTGGTTTTAGATTTTTAAGAACAGATTTAATAGCACAAAATGTGGTTCCTCAAATAGGAGATATTATATTATGGAACAACGATTATTATGAAGTAAATTTAGTAAATGAAAACCAAGATATTGTAGGTAAAGTTCCACAATACAATTATGGTGGAGAATATCTAGATAATTTTGGAGCTAGTTTTTCTATCATATGCTTTACCCATTATGTGTCACCAGAATCATTAGGATTAATACAAACTAAATAATGCCAATACAATTACCTATATTACCAGGAACACCCGCACAAAGAGTACAGGAACAAATTACACCGTACATTCCTGAGACACAACCTTTTTTGCCTGAGGAAAAAATAACTCGTGCAAATCAGATATCGGCTAATGTAGAAGACAATATTAAACCATTTTCTATTGGATTACAAGATATAGATGATGCTGTATTTTATTATTTTAATAATGTAATACAACCTTCTGTAATACAAAACGGTACTAAAGTACCTGTTCCTGTAAGCTATGCTGCTCAAGAAAGATGGGTGTCTGTTCAAAAAGATGGATATTATAGAGATAAAAATGGTAGAATAATGTATCCTATCATTATTATAAAAAGAACAGGGTTTGAAAAAAATAGAGATTTAGCAAACAAATTAGACGGAAACAATGTAAATAATTTTGCTGTATCTAAAGCAAGATATAACCAACAAAATCAATATACTCCTTTTAACATATTAAATAATTGGATTCCATCTGAAAAATTTTATTTAACACCGGTTCCTGATTATATTAATATCACTTATGATTGTGTTGTATTCACAAACCTTATAAGTGAAAACAATAAAATAATTGAAGCAATAGAATTTTCTTCTGACTCATATTGGGGAAATAAAGATCGCTTCCAATTCAGAACATATATTACAAATTTTGATTCAACATCTGAATATACTATAGATGAACAACGTGTAGCTAAAACAAGTATGAGTATTACATTATATGGCTATATTGTTCCTGACACAATGAATCGTGACAAGGCTACTAATGGTAAACGTCAATTCTTCTCTAAATCAACTGTATCAATTACTGGAGAAACAGTTGCAAATATTCATAATATAAGGGCAGGGGAATTATAAAATTTATATATTTATATACAATAACAAACAATTAAAAAGTTTATGGAAAAAATCGAATTAACATTAGAAGAAATCGTAAGATTAAAAGCAGAAATTTACGGAACACAAAACCAACAAACTGGTGAGGTGTTAACTGAAGGTTTATTAAAACAAGAAATTTCGCATTCTGTAAAGTATTGGATTCACAAAACAGGTGAAACTGCTACTACAGAAGAAGCTATCGTAAACAAATTACGTGATGAATTAATTTTGAAGTACGGTGAAACAGATGAAACTGGTAACACAAGTATTTCTGTATCAGTTGAAGCAGGTGTTGAAACCGCTGAAGACGGAACTGAAAAGAAATTATTTAAATTGAATCCTAAATTTATTGAGTTTCAAAAAGAACTTGATGATATTTTATTACAAAAGAAAGAAATAGAATATAAACCTTTCAAGTTGTCTAGTTTTGATAAAATGACAACAAAAGAAGACTATCCAGTATTTAATAAATTAATCGTTGCTGAATAATGTTTAAGAAATTTAAGGAGATAGCAGGTGCATGGATTGCAGCTGCTAATCCATCTCCTGAACAACAGGTTATAGCTGAATACAGAGCTTCTGTATGTAATGGATGTGAACACCGTAAGCAAAACACAACATTAATTGATTTTTATTATTGTGGTTTATGTGGATGCCCATTAGACAAAAAAATATTTGCTGAAGATAAGGGCTCATGTCCTGAAAATAAGTGGGAAAAATAAAACGTTATGATAAAAAAAACTAAAAACATGTCTGAAAATAAATTAACGCCTGAAGAATTACAAGAATTTAAAGAAATTCAAATAGCGTACCAAAAAGCATTAGTCGATTTAGGATCATTAGACTACAGCATTCACGCTGCTGAAGCACAATTAGACGAATTAAAAGGCGAAAAACTTAATACTTTAGTGCATATAAAAACAATGATGGCACAACAGCAAGAAATAAGTCGCAAATTAGGTGATAAATACGGGGAGAAGCAAGTGGATTTAGAGACTGGTGAACTTAAGTAACCCTAGTTTAGTTTTGTAGGGCTTTTAGAATATTTATACTTAGAACAAACCCAATCAAAATTTAAATAAAAGAATATAACATGGCAGAAGCAATTATCTCTCCTGGTGTATATACCAACGAAAGTGACCAAAGCGCAGTAGCTTTAGGACCAATCACCGTTGGTGCAGCTATCGTCGGTCCAACTGTAAATGGCGTACCTTATGTACCTACAGTTGTTACTTCATATAGTGACTACATCGCAAAATTCGGTCTTACATTCAACAACGGAAACGGTGGTAACAATGAGTATTTCACATCAATAGCAGCAAGAAACTACTTTGAAAATGGTGGTGGTACTTTATTGGTAACTAGAATTACAAATGCTGGTACTGGTAGTACGGCATTATCTAGTTTCGCATCATCAAGTGTAGCTTCAAGTGGTTCATTAGCAACAAGCTTTGTGTTAGAAACATTAGCTTGGGGTTCTCAAATGAACAACCAAGGTGGTACTGAAGTTTCTGGTGCTTTACCAAGTGGTAGCGCTGACAACGTTCGTTGGGAAGTTAGCAACGTTAATTACAGTCAAGGTACATTTACATTGTTAGTAAGAAGCGGTAACGATAACAACGCTCAAAAGAATATTTTAGAAACATGGACTAACTTGTCTATGGACGTTAACGAACCTAACTATATTGCTCGTGTACTTGGTAACACAAAACCAGTTTACACTTACTCAGCAACAGATGGTCAAGGATACATTAACTATACAGGTGATTTTGCTAACGCTTCAAGATACGTAAGAGTAGCTAGTGTAGCTCAAGCACAACACAATACATTTAATAACAATGGTGTTTACCTAGCATCTCAATACAGTGCAAGTTTACCAAATCCAGGAAGTGGATCAGTAGGTGGTGCATTTAATGGTGGTGTAGTTGATACAAGTTTATCTCGTTTCATGTTTGAAGCTATCATTAGTGGTGTTTCAAATGCTCAAGGTTTTACAACAGCTAACTACGCTCCAGCATTAAACTTACTTAACAATACAGATGAATATGCATTCAACTTATTATTAACTCCAGGTTTATTTTTAGCAGGTGGTAACTCATCAATTAACATTGGTGCGAACGGTGCTGATCCAATTGCTTTAGCACAAAGTAGAGCAGATTCATTAGCAGTAGTTGATACTGTTCCTTACGGTGGTACAATTACAAGTGCTGCAACAGCAGCTAATGCTTCTAATTCAAGCTACGGTGCTACTTATTGGCCATGGTGTCAAGTGTTTAGTTCAGCAATGGGTAAATTAGTATGGGTTCCAGCTTCAGTAGTAATGGGTGGTGTATTTGCTTTCACAGACGAAGTAAGTGCTCCATGGTTTGCTCCTGCAGGTTTAACTAGAGGTACTATTCCTAATGTAATTAAAGTAGAAAGAAAATTATCATTAAACGATAGAAATACATTATACACAGATAACGTTAACCCATTAGCTACATTCCCTGGACAAGGTGTTGTAGTATTTGGTCAAAAGACGTTACAACAAAAAGCTAGCGCTTTAGATAGAGTAAATGTTAGACGTTTATTAATTGCTCTTAAGAATTATATCGGTTCTGTAGGACGTGGCTTAGTATTTGAACAAAATACAGCAGTTACAAGAAACAAATTCTTGAACCAAGTTAACCCTTACTTAGATAATGTTGTACAAAAACAAGGTTTATACGCTTATAAAGTTGTAATGGATGAATCAATCAACACTCCAGATGTTGTAGATAGAAATCAATTAATTGGTCAAATCTATATTCAACCAACTAAAACAGCTGAATTTGTAATCTTAGATTTCACAGTATTACCAACAGGAGTTGAATTCCCAGCTTAAGAAATATTTATAATAGAATAAAACACAACATAAAATGGCAGTATTAGACGCAAATGAAATCATGTTTACTCAGTATGAACCTAAAACCCCAAATAGATTCATACTATATGTAGACGGTATTCCAGCATATATAATTAAAGGTGTAAGTGCAGTAACCTTCGACGACGGTGAAATTATACTTGATCACATTAACACTTATAGAAAAATCCGTAGTGGAAAGAGAATTTGGGGTGATATGACTCTTACACTATTCGATCCAATCGCTCCTTCAGGCGCTCAAGCAGTAATGGAATGGGCTCGTTTAGGATACGAATCAGTAACTGGTAGAGCTGGTTACTCTGATTTCTATAAGAAAGACTTAACATTCAATGGTCTAGGACCAGTAGGTGATGTTGTATCAGAGTGGATCATTAAAGGTGCCTTCATTAAGACAGGTAACTTTGACGATTACGATTGGTCAACTTACACAGAAGCAGTTAACTTAACTGTAACTATCGGAATGGATTATTGTATCTTAAACTACTAATAGTATATGAAAAAACAAGAATTACATTCATTAGTACAAGAGTGTATCGCTGAAGTACTAGACGAAAAATATAGTGAATTTCAACGTGTAGATAAAGGCTCTAAAGACGTAGATGCTAAAGACAAAGGCGAAGAAGATGTATATGGTGCTGGATATGCTGCTGGTGAAAAAGCAGCTAAAGCAAAATACAAAAAATTAGCTGAAGCTTACAAATCTTTAAAAGAAACTACATTAGAAGAAGTAGAAGGCGTAACAGCTGATGCAGTTGCTGTTGAAAAAGCAATTAAAGATAAAAAAATTGACCCTGCTAAAGTTAAAGCCGCTGCTGAAAAAGCAATGAAAGGCGATTCAACTGAATTAGCATTATTAATGGTAAATACAGGGGCTTTTTAAAAAATAACAAGGTGATATGAGTGATATGTGGTGTGTCACTCGTTGGAGTATAGAACCCGGTAGAAATACCGGGTTTTTTTATGCAAAAACTTTATTTTATTATATTTATATATACACAAATAAAATTAGTTTATGACAGATTTAAAAATTCCAACAGAAACAGTCACACTACCATCTAAAGGTCTTGTTTATTCCGAAACATCACCGTTATCTTCAGGCGAAATCGAAATGCGCTATATGAGCGCTAAAGATGAAGACATTTTGACTAACATCAACTTTATTAAGCAAGGTACAGCAGTTGACAAGTTATTAAAATCACTAATTGTATCACCAATTGATATTGATGATTTAATTACAGGCGATAAAAATGCAATATTATTCGCTGCTCGTATTTTAGGGTATGGTAAGGATTATGACATTAAGTTTAGAAACGAATCAACAGGTAAAGATGAAAATTATACTGTAGATTTAACTACACTAAAAGAAAAAGAATTAAACGAAACATTATTCGAAAAAGGTAAAAATGAATTTAAATTTTCATTACCAAAATCAGGAAATGTTATTACGTTTAAGTTACTAACTGGTAAAGACGAAAAGGCAATTGATTCTGAACTTAAAGGTTTACAAAAAATAGATCCAAACGGTTCATTTGAAGGTACCACTCGTTTAAAACACATGATTACTTCCATTAATGGTAAAGCAGATCAAGCATCAATTCGTGATTTTGTAGATAATCTATTACTTGCTCCAGATTCTAGAGCATTTAAAAAATACTATAACGAAATATCACCTGACATTGATACCGAAATTACAATCGACAAGGATGGCTACGTACAGGAGGGCGTAGTTATACCAATTAATATTAACTTTTTTTGGCCTGACGCCTAGATATAGAGAACATATATTCTCCCGAGTACATGAAATAGTATTTTATGGAAATGGTGGATATGATTGGGCTACTGTATATAATATGCCAATTCGTTATCGTGATTATATTTACAATCAAATACGAGCACATTACGAAAAGAAAAATAAAGAAGACGAAAATATACAAAAACAAAACGCATTAAAGGCAAAAATAGCGCAAACAGCGAAACCCAACATAAAACCAACTTACACTGCGAAAAGCCCACGAAAGTAGGGCTTTTCATATTTATTTGCGTAATATTATAATATGGCTGAAGACTTTGAACAAAATAAAAAAGACATTAACGACTCAAACAAATCGTTAAGTGACTTTAATAATGCCCTAAAAGAATCAATTAATTTAAGTAAACAACTATCTAAATTAGTTGAAACGTTACCTACTAGCTTAAAATTTTCAGCAGCGGCTAATAATAATTTAGTTAAAACAACTAATGAATATAGAAAAGCATTAGAAGATACAAATAAAATATCAAGAAGAGTAGCAGCGGGTAAAGCTAAGGAAGCAGAAGTTCAAAACCATATTAACAATCTTCAAGAAAAATTTCAAAATTATCTCTATCAAAACGAAGCATCGTTTAAAGAAACAGGTAGATTTCTTTTAAAACAAAAAAGTCTTAAAGATGAAATAGCGCAGTTAGAAAAGGATGAAATTAAGAGACGAGATGATATTATTGCTGCTGATCTTAGAATAGATACTATTCAACAACAAATAGCACAACAACAAGAACTAGCAGCAACTGTAATAAGTCAAACAGGAAAGAAAAATGCTACTGATAGAATAAAGCAACTAAAAGAACAACTTAAAGATGAATATGAAACTATAAAAGTTTCTGAAATATTGTCTAAAAATACTGAAAAACTTATAAGTCAAAAAGCAAAAGAAAAGCAACAAGTTGACGGTATAATTACTACTCATAAAACTTTAGTAGAGCAATACGAAGAAGAAATAGAAAATGCTGAGGCGCTTTTAAAAGCACAAAAGGAAAGTACTATACTTGGAAAATTACAAAGTAAAGATGCTGCTACATTTGGTCAAGGTCTTAAAGAAGCAGCAGCAGCAGCAGGTCCATTAGTAGCTATATTTGATGCACTTAAAAAGTTTGCATTTGCCGTTTCTGATCAAGTAACTAAATTACAAAAGAATTTAGTATTAAGTAGAGATGAAGCATATGACTTAAGACAAGACTTTAATAATATAGCAGTTGCTTCTGGTGACGCTGCTGTTAATACTGCTCGTCTAGTTGAAGCAAGTATTGAATTAGGTAAACAATTAGGATTTAGTTCTAAATTTACATCTGATTTAAACATACAGTTTATTAAATTAACTAAACAAATTGGACTAAGTGAAGAAGCAGCAGGTGGTTTAGCTAAATTATCTATCGCTACAGGCAGAACATTAGAAGAATCTAAAAACATTGCTTTAGAAACATCTCAGAGTTTATCTTCTCAATACGGTATTCAATTAAACCAAAGAGAAGTACTTGAAGAAATAGGTAAAATATCAGGACAGACATTAGCAATGTTTAAAGCTAATCCCCAGGCATTAGCTCAAGCAGTTGCTCAAGCAAAATTATTAGGAACTAATTTAGACGTAGCACGTAAACAAGCATCATCTTTACTTAACTTTGAATCATCAATAGAAAGTGAATTACAAGCTGAATTATTAATAAACCAAAGTTTAAATTTAGAGAGAGCTAGAACAGCTGCTTTAACAGGTGATTTAACAACCGTGATGAAAGAACTTAATAGTCAAAATATTGACTTTAATAAGTTTTCAAACATGAATGTTATTGCACAAAATAAAGTAGCAGATGCTTTAGGATTATCATCAGATGAATTATCAGACCAATTATTAAAACAACAATATTTAGGTAAATCTCAATCAGAAGTTGCAGCATTAGCAGGTGACGAAGTTGCTAAACGCTTAGAAGCATTAAATGCTCAAGATAAATTTAATCTTGCAATGGAAAAAATGCAAGATATTGTTGGTAAAATAGTTGGTGGTCCATTAGGTAAATTTGTCGATATGGTTGCTTCATTAATGGAAAATTCTATTGTATTATACGGAGTTATGTCAACTATGGCTGCTCTTTCATTTACTAAATTAGTAGCAGGATTAGCAGCATCTGCTGTTCAAGCAGGATTATTAGCAGCAGGATCAGCAACCGCTTCTTCTGCTCTTACATTCGGATTAGCAGCCGCTGGTATAGCAGCTGCTGTAACACTTATTGCAGGTGCTTATAGTGCTTTTAAAGATGATGCTGTTGAAACAGGTGATATGTTCTCATCTGGGGGTAAAACAATAGTATCACCTAAAGAAGGTGGATTATTTTCACTAAGCGATAACGATGAATTTGCAGCAGCACCTGGTTTAGGTGATATGATAAACAGACCAGGACAAACAGTAGTTGCACAAGACAATTCAGAACTAATAGCTAAATTTGATGCTCTTTTAGCAAAAACAGAACAAACAAATAGTGCTTTAAATAAATTAAACAGTAAAGAAGGTAATGTATATATAGGAGCTCAAAAAGTGGGTACTGCTCAACTTATGACTAACTATAACTTAGCGTAATATTTATATCAAACATAAACAATAAAAACATGGGCTTATTAAATTTATTAGCAGGCGGTGTAAGTAGACTAGGATGGGGTGGTGGAAATGTACCATCTAACAAAATGTCTAAAGTAGACCCTAACCCTCCAGGATCACGTCATGATGAGTATTCTCTTAATGGCAATCCTACAATCAATATGGTGGGTGCAGGATTTGTTCCACCAAAACCAGCTCCGACATCATTGGATTCAAATGATATCACAAATACTAGTACGTATAGAAACGCAACAGGTAAAAGATATACCGATAAATTACCTAGATAATGGCAATAGTAACACAAGCGGCTTTAACTTCATTAAGAACATTAAAGTACGGCAGTGATACACCAGGTGGAGGTAGTAGTGGTGAACCTTATATCACTACAAAGATACCCCCTGCATTTCAAGAGCAAGTACCATCTACCAATATATGGAATTCAGATAATGGATTGATTAGAGGTGGATTTACAGGCGCAGCATATGCTTCTGGTATTGATACTGTACGTATTGGGAAATTTCTTACTGATGCTCCAAGAGGCCCTTTGTTTATTGCAAAACAAGTTGGATTACAATTATCCAATCCTAAATTAGAAACTAGAACTGATGCTTTAGGTAAATTATTAGGAGCTGTAGGTTCTACTCGTATTTACAATTTAGGTCTTAACACGTTAGCCCAAGTACCATTAACGGCTTTTGGTGGTCACATTACAAGACATGGTTTACTTCCTATATTAAATGAAGGACAAACCTATTCTAGAGTAGTAGTAGCAAATAACATATCAGGTAACAATAGATTAGTTGCTTTAAAAGCAAAACTATTAGAATACCCGGATTCTAACATTAACCAATATGTTAGTGGTCCTGGCTCTATAGATGGTATAGGTACTACTACAATTAGACGATACAATAATACATTAAGTAATACCCCATATAACAGATATGTTTCTACAACTGTACAAAACGAGGTAAGATTAATATCTGGTAATTTTGGTATAGGACAATTTGGAACACCAACAACTCCAACAACAACAACTAACCTAACTACTAATTCAGCTGAATTATATAAACGCCCAATACCAGATGTTGATTACTTTTTAGCACAAGGATTATCAGAACAATATTTTGAAAGTGTAGCAGAAATAGCATCTAATAATAACATAACTACTGGTTCTTTAACTACAGTTCCATCTCAAATTGATCAAAATGTTATTAGTTATGCTGCTACGGGAAAAACATACAATAAGTTAAAAACAACTATTGATACTCAAATTTCAGGATCAAAAGTTGGTACTGCTAACATAGTTAAAAACACAAACGGAATAGTTTCAGGTTCAATATCATTTACTTATACAGGTAAAGCATACAGTGGTACAAATAAAACTTTAGATTTAGGAGGTCCTCAAGGGTATAATATTGAACGTAGATTAGGATTAGGTGGTTCTAATGGACAACAAGACCAAATTAACCTAACACCATTATATCTATCAAATGTACCTCCAGGCACTAATATTCTTATAAAAGGAAAAAGTTATAATGTAAGAGACTTAATTAAATTTAGAATTGAAGCTGTAAATAATGATGCTCCTAACCAAAGTACTTGGATGATATTTAGAGCATATTTAAAAGATATTAATGACAATCCTAACCCATCATGGAGTACAGTTAATTATGTTGGTAGAGGAGAACCATTTTACATTTACAATGGATTTGAAAGAAATATTTCATTTAATTTCCAAGTAGCAGCAATGTCTGAAGCTGAGCTTCAACCAATGTGGCAAAAATTAAATTATCTATACTCAAACGTAATGCCTGATTACTCAAATAATATAATGAGAGCACCGTATATGAAATTAACTATAGGTAATTACATGTATAGACAACCAGGCATTATCAAATCAATGAATTATACTATTGGTAACGATTCACCTTGGGAGATTGCAATAACAGATCCTGAACAAAGAGGAAATTTATATGAATTACCTCACGTGTTAAATGTTTCAATGACATTTGCCCCAATCCATGATTTCTTACCTCGCAAATTCCCAACTAATAATAATGGAATTCTACCAGCATTTGTTACAGATAGAGAAACAGAAAACAATCCTTGGTTAACCAATATATTTACTAACAGAAAAATACCAGAAGGAACACCAATAACAACAGGTATTAACTAATGAGATATAACAATTCAGACATATTAACTACATCTACAGGTAAACAATACTACAAAGCTAGAAAGTATCCACCTATTCCACCTACTGAAAACGATATTTACATTGTTACAGTACAAGGTGATAGGCTAGATTTAATAGCGTATAATTACTATAAAGATCCAACTTTATGGTGGATTATACCAATGGCTAATAGCAACATAACTTTAGGGTCTATGTTTCCTGAGCCTGGTATTCAATTAAGAATACCAACTAATTTAACAGCTGTTATGGATTTATTTAATGCTGAAAATCAAACGAAATAAATGTTATTATGTCTATTTTTAAACAGACTTTTCCTCAATTTGTTATTAACGAAATAAATCGTCGACAAGATGGAATGGCTACTCGTACACCATCTTTTCTACACCAATTAAATACTAGATCATCCTGGGTAAGGATGACGTCTGGTGTTAATTATACTGATAGCAAAGGTCAAGTAACTAATGAACTAGCTAAACAATATGTTTTACAAGGTGGTACTTTAGGTACAGGAGCTTTAGGAAATTTTTTAAAATCAGGACTAGGAGGTAGTGGAACCTCTGCTTATGATTTAAAAACTCCTGGAGGTACTACAAACAGATTAGGTATTCGCCCAATGCCTGGTATTACAAATGTAAGTGTTCAATCTAAAAGCGCATATGGATCACTACAAGAAGCAACAGTATCATTTATTGCTTGGGATATAAAACAATTAGAAGATCTAGAATTACTATACATGCGCCCAGGATATACTGTGCTTTTAGAATTTGGATGGAATTATGTAAACCCAATTCCAAGATATAATATATTAGATATTGCTGCTGGTGAAGGTATTTCATTAAATGATGCTTTTAAAAAATTATATCAAAACATAAGTAGCAGTAATGGAAACTATAATGCATTATTAGGATATGTAAAAAATTATAACTGGAGTGCTCGTGAAGATGGTGGGTATGATTGTACAACAACAATCATTTCTTTAGGTGAGGTATTAGAATCACTAAAAGTTAATTGGGTGCCAATGGAAACAAGGGCATTTGAAAAAAGTGGATTGTTAGGATATGGACCTCAACAGGATTTTAATCCAATAGTACATTATGAAAGAGGTATAATACCTGGATTGCTTTCTGAATTGTTTTTCTACATGGATAAAAAAGCAAACAGCGGTAGCAATTTAAATTATTCTAGAGAATTTAAAGATCCTAACTTCTCTGGTACTAAGTATAACCTGTACATGTCTAAAAGAACAGGAGATATAAGTAAAATAAATAGAGGAGGATTAAGTAAATACTTAGGTAAAGGTGATGCTAGAACAGAAGGATATATAACATTAGGTAGTTTATGTGAATTGATTAACAATTATGTTCTATTAAAAGATGGAAATAATAGTCCAATTTCACAAATAACAACATACGATACTGATGAAAACGGAAATATAGATAAAACTAAACCACTAGAATGTATAGCTAGTCCGTTATCATTATCAACTAACTATGGTATTTGTTTTGTTAGAAATGATAACTGGAAATCACTAAGTGTTCAAGAAGTAAAAAGTGATACTAGCGAAGATAATGCACTTACAGGCGCTGCAGCAACTGCTACACCAGCATATATTACTGATGCTATTCAAAAAAGAAGTTTTAGTCCAATCTTAAGTGATTTTATTACCAATAAAGTAACAAAAACCGAAATAGATATTGATCTTACTCTTATACCTGATTTTGGATTATTGAACCAAATATATTACAAATATTCAGGAAATTTAGAAAATGATTTAAAAGACATTGCTAATAAATTATTAACTTCTATTTCTAAAGTTGAAATAAAAAAAGAAAACGACTTAAAACCTCAATTCACATTTAGTAGCGGAGAATCATTTAATTCAACTAACAGCAACCCATCATCATTTGTTAATTTCTTTGATTATTTTTTTCAAGGACAATCTGACCCGGCAGGTGTTGCATTTTCATCTTTATTTGTATCAAAATATGGAGGTTTAAATTTTGTAGATCCTTTTACAGACGGAACTTTCACAGATATAACAGGGAAAATATGGACTAAGGTTGCTGTTATAGCAAAAATAAAAGAAATATTTTCTAACTATCCTTTATCTGATTTATTATCAAAACAAATTGCTGAACAAACATCAACCGCCGCTAGTGCTGTTGCTGAAGCAGCTTTTGATGTACCTGGTTTTAAAGCAGCATTACAATTTTTATTGCCAAATTCATCTACAAATAGTAAATCATTAGGGTATATTGAGAATATATATATTAACTTAGATCTTTTATATGATCAAGCTGTTTCTAAAAATATAGCATCAAACGATACTCAAAGCAAAAACACAATTGCTATTAGAGAATATATTCAAAACATTTTAAGAAATGTTCAAAATAGTTTAGGTAATGTAAATAATTTTGACCTGCAAGTAGACAGCAGAAATGCTATTGGTAGAATCATAGACATTAATTATACTGGAGATCCATCTATAAATCCTTTTACTTTACAAATACACAATTTAAACTCATCTGCAAGAACATACAGCTTTAATTCAAAAATATTTCCTGAAATGGGATCTATAATAGCAATTAGTGCTCAAGATGCTACTGGTATTGGTAAATTAGGATATGATAATGCTACTTTAGTTGCATGGAATGATGGTATAACAGATAGATTAATACCTAAAAAGACATTTTCTACTAATATAAAAATAGATGAAGAAGCTAAGCCAAGTTCATTTATATTACCTTTCTTAACTAAAATATTTGCATATTTTGAAGCATTATCTGGTGACGGAACTAGTAATCCAAACTACCTATACGGTGGTTTAGATTTTGCATATAGAGATTTCTTATCAGTTTTAGACAGATATGATCCTCAAAATGCATATAAATCTATTATACCAACAGAATTAACTGTTACTTTAGATGGTATTGGGGGTATTATTATAGGTAATTTATTCCAAATTAATCAAGACATTATACCCAAAGGGTACAAAACAGTACCTGGAAGAAATGTAGCGTACATTGTTACTAGTATAGGACACAACATACAAAGTAATGATTGGACTACTACATTACAGGCATATCCTATTATTTTAGAAACATCTAAAGCAACAAATGTTTGGAAAAAATGGGATAAAAACAAATACCCAAATACTACACTTATCACAGCAGGAGGAACCAACATTACATTAGGTAGCGCCAATTCAGAAGCTGCAAAAGATACAGTTGGGTTTAATCAAAACAATTTAAAAGCCGCAATACAATTCTTTACAAGTAAAGGATATAGTGATTTTCAAATAGCAGCATTTGTTGGTGGTTTACTTCAAGAATCTGGATTAAATAATAATTTAACAAACAGCATTGGGGCATATGGTATCGCTCAGTGGTTAGGTAATAGACTTAAATTATTAAAAACAAGAAATGCTTGGAATAGATTAGACACACAATTAGAATTTATAATAAGTGAATTTAAGGGAGACGAAAAAGTAGCAGGTAATAAATTAAAATCATCTAAAACATTAGAAGAAGCAATAGCAGCATCTGCATTATATGAAAGATATGGCGGTATAACGGCAGGAGATGGTGTTACATACGAAGAAGTATTATTTGCTGATGAAACAAAGAGTAGAATAGGATACGCTAAGGATCTTTTAATACGTATACAAAAAGGCGATTTTAAATAATGATACAAATACCTAAAAGTAGAATACTAGAAAATCAATATACCAACGGAACTGGTATTGGCAAAAATCTTGCTTTGCGTTTTGTTAGATCTAAAATACCATATATAGGATACTATGTTATAATCAATGGTAACAAATATTTTACAGGTAGAGCATATAGTGATAAATCTAAACCCTTAGAAAAATACAACATACTAGCTGCCGCTGCATTTGTGGTTGCTGCTGCTGGAAGTATAGCTACTAAAGCAAATTCTTTATCTAGTAAAAATGTTGTTCGTTATTTCTATAAAGATTTAACTGTTAAAGATATTTCTATAAAAGAAATAGATAAAGCAGCATATGATAAATTAGCTGGAACTTTATCTCCAAATTATCAAGTCATATCTTACAACTCAGCAACTCAATCACTAGAGGAAGTTGATAAACAAATGCCTGGATTAAGAGCCTTTTTGGTAACCTAAAGATTTAAACGTATATTTACGTACAAATCAAAGGTTATGTTTTACCTAATCGAGAAAGAATCTCAACTACACAATTTACCTGAGTTTGATAAATGTTTTGTTCATGTAATTACAAACAATAATAATTATCATCCCGCTATTGCTACAGTTTCGCTTGTATATGTGAAACCGTTTACAGGCAAGGGATACATGTTATGTATCAATCATAACGAATCATTAAGTCTTAAATGGCAAACAGTCCGCAAATATTTATCTGAAAAAGAACTATATGCTATCGATTCAAAATACACAAGATATTTTTTTAAAGGCCCAATTCATGATGGAACGTTTAATCGTATTGCGCAGGGGGGAGATAAATTTGATTTTAGCGAATGCGAATCTAATATTATTTCTAATTTTTACCGCGATTACGGATCTTCAAAGAACGTTAATGAATTAATACCGATTTCTAAACATTATGAATATTGTGAGAATATTTATAATATAGTAAAACCATATCTTGCTACTAATACAGAATACATTAATAAATTAGTTAATGTGTTTTATAAAATAGAAAGAGAAGGAATTAAATTAGATAAAGAATGTTTTATTAAATATCATGAAGAACATCGTACGCCGCATTTTTCGATCAAACAGGGAGTTGCTTATACTTCTTATAATTTATATACTCTTACTGGTCGCCCTTCTAACGCCTTTAACAGTATAAACTACGCAGCATTAAACAAAGATAACGGGGAAAGATCATGTTATGTTCCACGTAATGATGTGTTTATTGAATTTGATTTTAACGGATATCATCCGCGTTTATTAGGTACAATAGTTGGATATAATTTTGATTATGAAACTAACGTATATGAGCAAATAGCTAAAATATTAAAGGTTAAAGATGTACCTAAAGTTAAGGAAACAACATTCCAGAACTTATATGGAGGTATAAAACCTGAATTGCAAGATAAACTATTCTTTAAACAGGTACATTTATTTACTGAGGATTTATGGAATACAATCCAACACAGTGGACGTATCGAAACACCATCAGGTAAGGTATTTAGATTAAAGGATATTGATAATCCTACGCCACAAAAACTATTAAACTACTACATACAGAATTTCGAGACATCGCAGAATACAATGCAATTAGATTCTATATTTAGCGCATTTAAACCGCTGAAATCTCGCATTGTGCTATACACATATGATTCCATATTAGTTGACGCGTCACGCGAAGAATTGCCAGTAATACGCGAGGTAATCGCCCGATTACAATACCCTGTACGTATAAAAACCGGATTAAACTACAACGAATTAAAATAAAACACAGTTATGCCCCAATCATCCATATTTATGACCAGTTATAATTTCGATAATATTGTTATTGACGACATGGCAGGAAATAAATTATTTTGCACTTTTATAGAACATGATAGACTAACGGAAGTAATTGGTACTCTTACCCAACGCTACGCTATCTTATATAATAAAATATTTGTATTAGAATCACCAGATACTGATGAGCTAATATTGACTTATAACATTGATGTAATGAACACTAGTTCAAAAAATGCGCTTCCAAGCACAATTTTACTACATCGCAAAAAGGAATCAAACACCTTATACACAATTAATGCTCTTAACACATTAATCCGTGAATTAAACGGAGGAGTATTAGATACTAACTACAAAGTAGCATGGACTGATTTTAGAAACACTATATTGTTAACACAAGACGGTGGTTTAAGAAAAGTACATACCAAAATTCATACTATTGTAGAACTCTAATATTTATTACCACAATAAAAAAACACATGGGAAAACAATTTATATCTGAAGCACAAAGAATGCAAAAATTAGCTGGTATACCTATTAGTGAAATGGCTCTTCCAGAAATGGCACGTACAGCTGGTACAGGTGGTGCATATACAATCACTGAAAAAGGTGAAGAAATTTTAAAGCAAACCAAAGCTGCAGGTAAAGCACCTGAAGGTATTAAAAATAGCGAAATTGCTGCTTTAGTATTCTTATTTAAGGCTAAAAAAGACGGTAAAAGAGTACAAAAAATTGACTACGCTGTAGAAAGAAACGTACCTCAACCAGCAGTTAATCCTATATTCAATAGCTTAGAAGCTAAAGAATTAGTTGCTAGAGAAGGATACACATCAAAACAACAAGAACCTAAAACGTCTAGACCAAGACCTGACATCAACGCTGTATTAGGTGATTTAGATATCGAAGAAGGTCAAAAAAAAACCTTAAGTGAAGAGGATGAAGTAGAAAATAACTGGTGGGATAAAGCTAATAAAGAATTAGATTTAGGATTTGACGATGATATTGAAAGCTATATAGATTCATATGATGAACAATGGCAACGAAAATTTGCTGAAGAAGTAATGGACATAGATGCTGAAAACTATGAAGATTATAAAAATCAAGTTAGAGATATATATAATGATGTATATCCTGGTTAATAAAAACATAATTAAAATAATAAGAGCCTTCCAAAAGAAGGCTTTTGTTGTCTTTGGATACCCAATTATACGTTCGTATATTTACATTACATAAAATAAAAACTGTTATGGATTTATCATTAATCAAAAACAAGCTTGACTCCTTCCAGAGCAAGGGCCAAGCTAAAGAGAAAATCGACTACACGAAGATTTTCTGGAAACCAAAACCTGGTAAACACCAGATTCGTATCGTTCCTTCTAAGTTCAACAAGTCAACTCCATTCCGTGAAATTTATTTTCACTATGGTTACACAAAAGGACCAATCCTTGCGTTAACTAACTGGGGTGAAGCTGATCCAATTGTAGAAGCAGCACAGAAATTACGCAAATCAGACAATCCTGACCATTGGCAGATGGCAAAGAAAATTACTCCAAAAATGAGAGTATTTGCACCTGTTATTGTTCGTGGTGAAGAAGGCGTAGGTGTTCGCTTGTGGGAATTTGGAAAGGAAATTTACACTCAACTTATGAACATTGCCATGAATGAAGATTACGGTGACTATACCGATATTCAGGATGGCCGTGACTTCGTTATTGAAGCCGTTGAAGCAGAAGTTGCAGGTCGCAAAGGTATTAAGTGTAATTTAACACCACGTGTTAAAACAACACCACTTACTGATGAAGCTGACGTAGTAAACACATGGTTGGAAGAACAACCAGACATTTTAGCAATCAATAAGCATCATACTTATGAAAGCTTAAATGAAATCTTCCAAAAATGGGCTAATCCTGAAGAAGACACTGAAGAACCAATCATCACTAAAGATGAGGAAGAAGAAGGTGACTTACCTTGGGAAAAGAAAACTGAAGCAGCAGTCCCTGCAAAACAGTCTAAAGTAGACAAATTTAACGACTTATTTAACGAAGAATAATTATGGCTAAAGGTAAAAGTTTAAACGAAGCAGCCTCCTCTGCTATTAAAACGGGAGCATCAAAGGCGTTTGATCTAGATTCCTTTAAAAAATCTAAGTACTTAACTACAGCTGTTAAATTTAAAGAACAAAAATGGATTCCTCTATCAGATGCATTCCAGAATGTTACTTCAATACCCGGTATTCCAATGGGCCACATAACTTTGTTACGTGGCCACTCGGATACAGGTAAGTCAACAGCAATGCTTGAAGCAGCAGTTAATGCCCAAAAAATGGGCATATTACCTGTGTTTCTTATTACTGAGATGAAATGGAATTGGGAACACGCTAGAGAAATGGGTTTAGAATTCAACGAAATAGCAGATCCTGATACAGGTGAAGTAGTTGATTTTAATGGATTTTTCCTATTTGCTGATAGAAGCAATTTAAACTCAGTTGAAGATGTATCTGCATTTATTTCTGATTTGTTAGATGAACAAAAATCAGGAAACTTACCACATGACCTATTATTTTTATGGGACTCAATCGGTAGTATTACTTGTAATATGTCTTTAAACTCAGGAAAAAACAATAACGAGTGGATTGCAGGTGCAATGTCAACTCAATTTGCTAATGGTGTAAACCAAAAGATTCTATTATCACGTAAAGAATCTTATCCTTATACAAACACATTAGTTTGTGTTAATAAAGTTTGGACACAGAAAGCAGAAACACCAATGTCACAACCTAAGATGATGAATAAAGGTGGAATGGCTATGTGGTATGATGCTACTTGTATCATTACCTTTGGTAATGTATCAAATGCTGGTACAAACAAAATTAAAGCAACTAAGAATGGTAAAGACGTTGAGTTCGCTAAACGTACTAAAATTCAAGTTGAGAAAAACCACGTAAATGGTGTTTCATCTAAAGGATCTATTATTATGACTGTTCATGGCTTTATTGAAGACGATAAAAAAGCTATTGACGATTATAAGAAATTACATTCTAAAGAATGGTTAGAAAAATTAGGTGAATCTGACTTTGATATTGTTATAGAAAGAGATGATTTAATCGATGACATCGGATTTAAACAAGAACCAGAATAATGTTTGATAAAGTATTCTTAAACCAGATAATAAACTCGTTAGGGGAAAAGCCTACACGTAATAGCAGAATACTAGTAGTAGATTCTATGAATACGTTTATTCGTAGTTTTTCTACTGTCAATTTCATGAATCCCGCAGGCCACCATATTGGTGGCCTTGTCGGGTATTTAAGAAGTGTTGGTTATGCCGTTAAAACATTTCGCCCTACAAGAGTTATTTTAGTATTTGATGGCCTAGGTAACAGTAATAATAAGAAAAATTTGTATCCTGAATACAAGGCTAATAGAAATACTACTCGTATTACTAATTGGGATGTATTTGACACCAAAGTTGATGAAAGTCAAGCAATGATTGATCAAATGTCTCGCCTTATCCAGTACCTACAACAATTACCTGTTACCTTAATATCAGTTGATAAAATAGAAGCGGATGATAGTATGGGATATATTGCTAAACATTTTGAAGAGAATAAAGAATGTAAAGAAGTTACAATCATGTCAGCCGACAAAGACTTTTTACAATTAGTATCTGATAAAGTTAACGTATATTCACCTACTAAGAAGAAAACATACAAAACACAAGATGTACTAGATGAATATAGTGTTCACCCAAATAATTACCTATTATACAAAACATTAATGGGTGATTCATCTGATAACCTTCCAGGAATTAAAGGATTAGGTCCTAAAAAAATAGTTAAATTATTTCCACTAGAAGATGAAAAAGAACATACTTTAAAAGAAATATATAGTATATGTGAAGATAACATTGATGGAAATAAAATGTATGGTAGTGTTTTAGAATTCAAACACCAATTAGATATCAATTATCAATTAATGGATCTAAGACAACCAAACATTTCAGATCCTAATAAAGAGGAAATCACATCATTATTGAATGAAGATATCAACACACTAAATATAGGAGCATTTATGATGCTTTATGAAGCGGATGGTTTGAAAAATTCAATAGGGAATACCCATTCTTGGCTATCAGAAACCTTTGGATCCCTTATACTAAGATAGTACATTTACAAAAATAAAAGTTACGAATGACAACGTTGAGCAAATTGAGCCAATACGGCCCCACTTTCCAAGTAAAAGTAATGGGTGCCCTACTAACAGATAGGGACTTCTTAATTACAATTTCAGAATCACTAAGCGATGAGTTTTTTGAAAACACATCACACCAATGGATTATTAAAGAAATTCTTAAATACTTTAACAAATACCATACTGTTCCTTCAATGGATGCTATTAAGGTTGAAGTACAAAAAATAGATAACGATGTATTAAAAATCGCTATTAAAGAACAACTAGCACAAGCATATCGTGAATCAGAACAAACAGATATTCAGTATATTAAGGATGAATTTTTAGGTTTCTGTAAGAATCAACAAATGAAGAAAGCTATTGTTACGTCTGCAGATTTATTAAGCACAAACGATTTTGATTCTATACGTCAAATCATTCTTAATGCGTTGAAAATCGGCGAAGTACGATCAATTGGCCACGAGTATGAAAAGGATGTTGAAACGCGTTACCGCGAAGATAATAGAGGACCTATTCCATTCCCTTGGCCTGTATTTAATGATATTACACAAGGTGGTATTGGTAAAGGTGAATTAGGTATTGTATTTGGAAATCCAGGTGGTGGTAAATCTTGGGCAATTATTGCTATGGCTGCTCACGCCGCTAAATTAGGATTTAATGTATTATACTACACACTAGAATTAAGTGAAACATATGTTGCAAGACGTATTGACGCTAATTTACTTAATGTGCCTGTAGATAAAATATTAACACATAGAGCTGAAATTGAACAATTAGTTGAAAATTTACCTGGTAAAATTAAAGTAAAAGAATTCCCATCAGGTAAAACAACATTAGATACTATTGAACAACATATTGAACAGTTAAAAACACAATATGAATTCATGCCCGATATTATCTTTATTGACTATATCGACTTATTAAAAAATTCAGCTAGAGATAGATTAGAAGGAACAGAAGACATATATACAAGTATTAGAGGTTTAGCTAGAGAATTAGGATTACCTATTGTTACTCCTTCACAAGCAAATAGAACAGGAGCTAATAGTGAGATTATTGAAGGAAGTAATATTGCTGGTTCTTATTCTAAGTTGATGATTGGAGATATTGTCGTATCTTTAGCTAGAAACAGAAACGATAAATTAAACGGAACAGGACGTTGGCACGTTATGAAGAATAGATTAGGTGCTGACGGTATGACGTTTGATTCTAAAATAGATACATCAACAGGACATATAGAGATATATGAAGATTTCTTAAATATAGACACGCCTCAAAACGGTTCTCCTAAGAAACCAAATGACTACAATGCATTAGATAAAGATGAAAAAGACTTCTTAAAAAACTTTATCACTAGTTCAGATTAGCATTGTATATATTGTATTTATAAACACATTCAGAAAAACCAATTTAAAAATTTAATTACGCTATGAGTAAAGGAAAACAATCTGTTCATCCTTCGGTGAGTATTCTTTCAGATATTACAGTATATAACAAATATGCTAAATTCAATCCAGAGTTACAGAGAAGAGAGACATGGGAAGAAATTGTTACAAGAAACAGAGATATGCATATATCTAAGTTCCCACAATTAAAAGACGAAATCACAAAAGCATATGAGTTAGTTTACGATAAAAAGATACTACCGTCAATGCGTTCGTTACAATTCGCAGGAAAACCAATTGAAATAAATAACACACGTATATATAACTGTGCTTATTTACCAATTGATGATTATCGTTCATTTAGTGAAACGATGTTCCTATTATTATCGGGAACGGGAGTTGGATTTAGTGTTCAACAACATCACATTGGAGAATTACCTGAGATTAAATTGCCAACAAAACAAAAGCGCTATTTAGTTAGTGATAGTATTGAAGGTTGGGCTGATGCCGTTAAAATATTAGTTAAAGCATATTTTACAGGATCACCATTACCGTTATTTGATTTTAGAGACATCAGACCAAAAGGAGCTCGTTTAATTACAGCTGGTGGTAAAGCACCTGGTCCGGAACCATTAAAAGAATGTTTATTCCAAATCCAAAAGATTTTTGATCGCAAGAAAAATGGAGATAAATTATCATCACTTGAGGCACACGATATTGTTTGCCATATTGCAGATGCAGTATTAAGTGGTGGTATTAGAAGAGCAGCATTAATCTCATTATTCAACTTAGATGATGAAGATATGTTGACAAGTAAATTTGGAAGCTGGTGGGAAGCAAATCCACAAAGAGGTAGAGCAAATAACTCTGCAGTTATCTTACGCCACAAAATTACAGAAGAAGAATTCTTCAAATTATGGAAGAAAATTGAAGCAAGTGGATCTGGAGAACCAGGACTATACTTCAGCAATGATAAAGATTGGGGAACAAACCCATGTTGTGAAATTGCACTTCGCCCGTATCAATTCTGTAACTTATGTGAATTAAACGCTTCAGACGTTGAATCACAAGAAGATTTGAATGAAAGATCCCGTGCAGCTGCACTTATTGGTACTTTACAAGCATCATATACTGATTTCCATTACTTACGTGATATATGGAGAAAAACCACTGAAAAAGACGCATTAATCGGTGTAGGACAAACGGGTATTGGATCTGGTGTTGTATTAAATTACAACTTAAAAGAAGCAGCAGATGTTGCTAAAGCAGAAAATGCTCGTATTGCTGAAATTATCGGCATTAACAAAGCAGCTCGTGTAACTACAGTTAAACCATCAGGTACTTCATCATTAGTGTTAGGTACATCAAGTGGTATTCACGCTTGGCACGCTCCATACTACGTTCGTAGAATGAGAGTAGGTAAAAATGAAGCATTATATACTTACTTATCAATTAATCATCCTGAATTAGTAGAAGACGAATACTTTAAACCAACAATCCAAGCTGTAATCTCAGTTCCACAAAAAGCACCAGAAGGTTCTATTTTAAGAAGTGAATCTGCACTTGAATTATTAGAACGTGTTCGCAAATATAATGTAGAATGGGTTAAAAAAGGACATAGAAAAGGAGCAAACACAAATAACGTATCTGCTACAGTATCTATTACTGAAACTGAATGGGAAGAAGTAGGTAAGTGGATGTGGGAAAATAAAGACACATTTAACGGATTATCAGTATTACCTTACTTTGGAGGAAGTTACATTCAAGCTCCATTTGAAGACATTACTGAAGAACAATTCAATGAAATGGCTTCACATTTACAAGGTTTAGATTTGACTAAAGTAGTTGAATTTAACGATGAAACAAATTTAATGGACCAAGCAGCGTGTGCAGGAGGTGCTTGTGAAGTCGTCTAAAGATTTTATAGAAGGTATTCATTATTATATGGAGGGAGAGCGCGTGATTTTTTCTGCGCTCTTCCACATTAATAGAGGTCAATGTTGTGGAAATGGTTGTCGCCATTGCCCCTTTGATCCAAAACACACAAAAGGTAAAGTAAAACTTCAAGAAAAATACTTGGAAAAGCCAAATAATTAATTTAAATTTAACAATATGGACGATAAAGAACTATCTGATGAAGAATTATCTAAAGTAATAGATGATCTTCCTAAATTAAAGGAAGAACTAGAACAAATGATTGCAGACCCTACAAAAGCTGATGTTGATCGTGTTTTAGCAATTCTTGATAAAGTAATGGGTGATTTTGAGAACATTAAATCAATTGAACAAGATGAAAATTAGTCATGAACTACCTTTAGACTTAATGAAGTATGCGTATACATGGAATGACTATGATTACTGTCTTCCCCATTTGATTGACAAATACTCAGAATATAAAGAATTCTTTTATTATTCAAGAACACATGCTAATCGCTTTATTATCATGGATAATGGTTTATTCGAGGGTGTACTACACACAACAGAAGATTTATTAGAAAAAATTAACTTAGTTCGTCCTGATATATTCATTGTTCCTGACGCTTGGAATGATGCTAATACAACCTTAGTAAATGCTAAAAGTTGGATGATTAACTATAAAGCAGGTTTACCTGAAGGTGTTAACTTAATGGCTGTGTGTCAAGGTAATGATATGACTGAACTAACAACTACATATCAAACATTAGTCGATTTAGGTTATACACATATTGCATTTAACCATTCTAGTATTGCGTATCAACACGAATATACTGGAATGAATCATTTAAAAGCATCAATGTATGGTAGAATGGAATTTATTAGACGTTTAGTTGCATCTGGTACTATTAGAAAGTCACATTATCATCATTTATTAGGATGCTCATTACCACAAGAATTTATGTCATATAAAGATTGGCCATTCATTAAATCAGTGGATACGTCTAATCCAATTTTAGTTGGAGCTGAAAGTCAAAGATACACTGACAGTGGTATATTATGGAAACCAAAGGAAAAACTTGAACATTATTTTGAAAAGGATTTGAGTGACCAAATAGAAGATATTAAATTTAACGTCGAAATGTTTAAACAATTTATAAAATAAAATATATGCCAAAGTTTCAATCAACAAAAATATTTGACGGTTTCAGTACAGTATTCCGTCAGTGGAAAGCAGAAGGTACTCATTGTAAATTCCTTCATGGATACGGAGTATCATTTAAAGTATGGTTCGAAGGTGACTTAGACGAAAAAAATTGGGTATGGGATTTCGGTGGAATGAAACGTGCTAAAGGTACTATCGATGGTAAAAATCCTAAAGAATGGATGGACTACATGTTTGATCATACTACATTAATCGCTGAAGATGATCCATTTTTAAATGCATTTATAGAAATGGGAAATGCAGGTGCTGCTCAAATTAGAATTTTACCAAGTGTGGGAGCAGAACAATTTGCAAAATACATTTTTGAAAAATTAGACATATTTGTTCAAGAAGAAACAAACGGCAGAGTTAAAGTAATACGCGTTGAATTTGCCGAACATAATAAAAATACAGCTGTATATGAGCTCTAAGAAAAATCAAGAAAAATCACGTCGCAAAATACTTCGTGAAGAATACGAACAATCAAAACCCATCGATCAAAAAGAATGGGAAGAAGCAATGTTAGAACCTCATAGTTACTATGATATCGATATACTTGAAAAAGCAAACGAAAAAACAAATAAAGCAATCGAATACTGGCAAGAAAGATATGCTAATGCATCAGGCAATATGGGAAAATGGTATTGCCAAATTAGAATTGATATATTAAGAAAAAAATTAAAACACTACCAATAATGAAACAATTATTATATTTTAGCGCACCGTGGTGCGGACCGTGCAAAATGTTAGCTCCTATAATGGAAGAATTAGCACAAACACATCCTATTAAAAAAATCAACATTGATACTCAATCAGAACTAGCTCGTGAGTATAGTATTTCATCTATTCCTACTACTATCTTATTAGTTGATGGAAAGGAAATTGAAAGAAAGGTGGGAGCCCAACCAAAGAGTTATTACCTTCAATTATTCAAATAAAATTAAAAAAATAAAAGTTATGTCCGATTACATTTCACTTTACGATTATTTAGGAGAAGCAGCAGGTTCTATTTTAGGAAAACAAGTAGCTGAATATGCTAAAGCAAAAAACGTAATACCTCAAAAACGTTATGTATCTAACAAAAAATACCAAGGTGATGTTTTATTATATCCCCCTGCATTTTTAGATGATTTTTTTGAAGCATCATATGATGAATCAGATACTATTGATTTAAATACTGAAGGAATGGACATTAATGAGTTAAATACCTTATTAATGGAAGATAGTTTTGTACAAGCAGAAAAAAGAATATATTAATATGAAACAAGCAGTTTTATCATTATCAGGTGGAATGGACAGTAGTTCATTATTGTTACACCTATTAGCTAACGGCTATCAAGTAACAGCATTAGGTTTTGACTACGGTCAAAAACATAAAATAGAATTAGAGCGTGCTGCATCATTAGTACAGTACATTAATGATGGTTATGATTCTGAAGCAGAAAATATACCATATCAAAAAGTAAATTTTCAAATTATTAAATTAGATGGTTTATCTAAATTATTAAATTCAGCTTTAGTAACTGGTGGTGCTGATGTTCCTGAAGGACATTACGAGCAAGATAACATGAAAGAAACAGTTGTACCTAATCGTAACAAAATATTTTCTTCATTGATTCAAGCAGTAGCATTATCAATTGCAACTAGAGGTGAAAAGCAACAAGTAGCTATTGCAATGGGTATTCATGCTGGTGATCATGCAATTTATCCTGACTGCAGACAAGAATTTAGAGATATTGATTTTGATGCATTTAAAGCAGGTAATTGGGATTACGAATTAGTATATCATTATACTCCATACCTTGAAGTAAATAAGTATGATATTTTAAAAGATGGTTTAGCATCATGTAATACATTAGGTTTTGACTTTGATGAAGTATACAAACGTACAAATACATCATACAAACCAATTAAATTAACAGATGATATTTGGTTATCTGATTATAAATCAGCAGCATCTGTTGAACGTGTAGAAGCGTTTATCAAATTAGGTCGTCCTGATCCCGTACAATACGGAGAACAATTACCAGAGGGTGGTATCCGTACTGTTAAATGGGAAGAAGTAAAAGAATCAGTACAAAAAGTATTAGATTCACATAATAAGTAATTTAAAACCCAATATAGTTATGTCAAACAAACTAAACAAAACCGCTAAATTAGCATTCTACACAGCCCGCAAACGCGAAGGCGACACAGCTCGTTTAGCTGAAAACACAGGTTACACAACTCGTTTTGTAAACTATGTGTTAGCAGGTGAAAGAAGTATCAATGATACTTTAGCAAATGCGATGTACAGTTTAACTCGTCGTCGTGTTAAAAACAGTGAATTAGCTTAAAAAACTAGTTTATTAAACCCCAACATCCCCCTTAAAAAAGGGGATGTTTTATTTTTATTAATTATTAAAACATGGACAAAATGAAGTGTTTAAAAAATACAACAAACGGTAATATCATTAGAGTAGATAACAAGACAGCAGATAGCATGTCTGGCCGTACATGGGTGTTCTGCCCTAAATCTGAGTGGAAAGCATTAAGACCACCCGTTTCTGAAAAACAAGTAGAAGATCAAGAACAAAAAGAAACAACTATAAGCGAAAAAGCATTACGCCGAAAAAAACTAGGCGAAAAACAACGTGAAGCAGTTGCATCTGATAACGCATTAAAATAAAATTATGCACGAGTTAGTACACATAGTTGAACACGCAATAGGATTATGTGGAGAAAAACACATAAATCTTTTAATAATATTTGTTGAGAACCCAAATATTGGTGTTATCTTCAATTATATAAAAACAATATTCAAATGAGTAAAATTGACCCAAATAAACTACTTATCAGTAGTGACTTTTATACGATTCAAGGTGAAGGTATTTCATCAGGTATTCCTGCGTATTTTGTACGTTTAGGTATTTGTAACCTAACATGTGGTATGTCTCGTGCATTCACTAACGCTTTAATGAAAGAGGCATCTTTAGAAGATGGTGAAATATTTGAAGGTGATTTAGTTAAAGAAGGTAAAGCAACATGGACTTGTGACTCTACATCTCAGTGGTTATGGAGAGGTGAAGATAAAGAATTTCAATATCTGATTGATAGATGGAAAGAGGAAGGTGTATATGATGATATAAACCGTGGTACTGTTCATATTATTTGGACAGGTGGTGAACCAACAATTAAAGGTCATCAAGAAGCAATTGTTAATTTTAACAACCATTGGGGTAATGTTATATCACAAGGCACTAGCTGGCATGAGTTTACTCCATTCCAAGAAATTGAAACTAATGGTACTATAGTAATTGATTTACCTTTATTTAATATACTAGACCAAATTAATTGCTCACCTAAATTAGCTAACTCAGGTATGACAGCTAAACAACGTATTGTACCAGAGGCAATTGAGCGTATTAAACAACACAAGAACTACCAGTTTAAGTTCGTTATCAGCACAGAAGATGATGTATTAGAATTATTCCGTGACTTCGTAGAACCATTTGAAATACCGCTTAAAAATGTTGTTTGTATGCCAGGTTTAGACGATGCTGCTAACTTTGAAGAGCGTACTCGATTCGTAATGGAGATGGCTAAGAAATATAGATTTAGAGGATTAACGCGTTTGCATATTGCTGCGTGGGATAAAACATTAAACGTATAATATGCCAAAGTACAAAATTATGGGTGAACGTACCCTTGTAGAAGCTTGGACTTATATAGTTGAAGCTGATGATTATGAAACAGCAATCGAAATGGTTGAAGACTGCCCTGATGGGATGTGTGATGGTATTACTCGCCTTCAAGATGACCAGTGTTATCAAGATGATACTGAGTTTTCATTCCTAGAGGAAATTGAAGAACCAAAACCAAAAGCTAAAAAGGCAGTACCTAAGAAAAAAACTAAAAAGTAATGGCTAATAAATCAGATCAAGACTTTATGTACAACTGGATTAGAGAAAAAAGCGGTAAAAAAACAAACATGGAAACTAAACAAACAACAATGTGGACTTGTCAATTCTGTGGTAAGGACACTTCAAATGTAGATTATGACTATTTAGTAGGAACAAATCACCTAGCTTGTCAATTAGGACAGGACATGAAAGATGTTGCCGAGTATAGAAAAGATAACCCAATTGAAAAGTGTATAGTGTGTGGTATAGATACTGTATATCGATTAAATGAACATATTGATATGAGATATGGTTATGTAGAAGGAGCAGGACAATTATGTAAAGATTGCTATGAAGGCAAAACTATAACTACTTCTACCGAAGAAATAATGAGACGTAGAACAACATTAATTACTGTATCTGAAGAAGATATTTTAAATACATCCAATGACGCTGATTTGGGCGCATTAGTGCGAAGAAGATACTGGGAAAACAAATAACAGAATATATTTATATACAAAATTAAATGGATTTTTCAAAATACAAAAAGCTAGAAAAACAACTCGAGACGAATAGTTTTGAGTTGAATTTCGGTACCTTAGATAAAACCTTATATTGGTTTTCATTCTTAGGTAATATAGCAATTATTTACTTTTCATACTACTTCTTTTCTGATGTAGTTAACTCAATACCTGATTTAGCAGGCATTAAAGCCACTATATTCTTAATCTTTGCCATATTGATTATGACTGGATATGAGTTGTTCAAACGCTTTGCATTTGAGCAATTCATTACCAGCATATTCAAACATAAAAAAGTAACGGGCGGTATAGTTGGCGGTGCTATTGTTATAATAGCATTAACTGCTGGTTCATTTTATCTATCATTAAATGGATCACACCGTTGGATAGATAGAAGTACACAAATTGCTACAACTATAGACCAAAATGTTAATACCAAATCAGATTCAGTAGCAAAATATTACGATAAAGAGATAGAATTTTATAGAAATCAAGTTGCACGTACAAGAACTGATAGAAAATATAGAGATTCAATTGTTGCTGTGTTGCAAACAACTAAAGACACAAAACTAGCAGCTATTGAAAGTAAAACAGGGCTATCTACACAAACACAGCTAGAAAAAAATAAAGAAAATAATACTTTACTTGTATTTTTAACATTTTTTCTTGAAATAGTAGTACTAGTGGGTGTTGGATTTAGAGGATACTATACAATAGGCGCCTATACAGAAACTAAAGATTTATTTGGAACTCCTAAATATAGACAACTTGAAGAATGTCTTACATTATTAAGCATTGTTTATGTTAAAGGTAAAAAGAAAAAGAACGATGCATTGACACCAATCACAAAACTTAATTCAACCGTATCAACTCAAAAATTAAATATTACTCAAAAAGCACTTAAAGATTTCTATAGTTTAATGGATGAATTAGAAATTACTAAAGCTGAAACAAAACGCCGCAGAATATATAATACTGATTATGAAACAGCAAAACAATTAATGCAGCAAGCATTCTTAGACTAAAAAAATACATATATATTGCAAGGGGTTAGTGATATTTTATTATTTATCACCGACCTCATTTTATTTTATTTTATGATAAAAGCTGTAACATTTTTAAAAGAAAAACTTACACTAGTTGCATTAAGACTGGTGGTGGTATTTGTCATCTCAGCTTTACTAATACAGATTGTAGCACTTACATTAGAATTTAGTGGACATAGTAAATTAGTATCACAGATTGCACATGAATTAGATTGGAAATTTAATGGTACATTCAAAAATTCACCGGGTAATGTTTGGTATAATGCCGAAGAACACATTTGGGTTGATGGTGTAACAAATAACGTTAAAGTAGGTGCCTTAGCAGGTAATAGACAATTAGAATTTGGTGTAAAAAATGTGTTAGAAGAATTTTTACAAGAAAAAGGATACGATTTAGCACCAAGTGCACCGTATAAATTGCAAGTACAAATCGTCTATTTAGACGTTTTAAATACAAAAAAGAATATCTCCGTATTTCACAAAAATGAAGAGGAAGTTGTTATTCGTATGAAAGGAATTTTATATAAGAATGACAAAAAGGTTAAAGAGGTTTTAGTTGAAGAATCATCATCTGAAATCTCTATGTCTACACTCATAATAGATGAAGGTGGTAAGTTCAATCAAACAAGTTTAAGCAATGCGCTTAAGAAAAGTTGTGATAAACTAATCACTAAACTATTTGAGAGTAAATAATGAATAAAATATTAGCAGTATTACTGACAGTAATCAGTCTGAGCGCACAAGCTCAAATTGCTGAATTAAAGATATCCCCTAACACAATCACTACAGATAAAAATGGAGGTGTAATTGAGAAAGGAGATACCATAGTTCTTAACTTAATGTTTAAGAACAATCAATCTCGTCTACGTAATTTCTACTTAGACTTCCAACACCAAATATCAGCTATTAACTTAATTGGAGTAGGATTTCCAACAGCCGGTACTCAAGGCGCTTCTTTACCAACAGGCGCTACCACATCCGTTGTTAACAACTACTACCCAGGCTATAACTGGATAGATAACGCTAATAATAATACTGAGGATGGTCTTGTGAATGCACAGTATGCTAGTTATAATTACATACAAGGACAATCTAGAGCAATTAACCGTATTAACATCAACATAGCTACACCTAATGGAAATCAAACTGATTTGAATGATGGTTTACTAGCGCAGTTATTGTTTAAAGTAGAAACTGTTCAGGCGGGATTTGCTTATGATTCTATCTATTACAACTTTGCTTACGGTTGGGACAATGTTGGTAGTGTAAAAACTGTTACAATGCCTAAACCAAATTCGGCTTGGGTAGATTTAGATCCATCAACTAACGCATTAATTAAAGGCACATTTCAAATCAATACCAATCTAATTACCGGATACCATCCAGTACTTGCCATTATAGACTCAGCTACTTCTCAAGTTAAAGCATGGCCTTCTATAAGACAAGATGGTTCATTTTATGTAAGTAGTCAAGTATTACCTAATACAACATACTATGCATTAGCTTATTTACCTAGCGATACATTAGCAGGAACTTTAAATAAAGCAATAACAGTATCTGACTACACAGCAGCACAAACTGAATTTAATAAACAAAATTTAGACGGCACGTTTACTAATACTTCTATGAAAACAGGTATGGGATATTTCGCCTCAGATCTTAATCGAAATGGTAAGTTTGATGGAGGTGATTTAGCTTTATTGTTTGCCCAAGCAGTAGGTGCTGATACTGTTGTTAATCCTCAAGTAGGTTCTACTACAACAGGTATACCTACATTTACAAAAGCATTTTTTGATACTGCTACTGCTGCTACAACCTTAGCTTTACCTCTAGATTGGAATGACCATAAAGTTAAATTTAAAACTAGAGATACGGCTATTAACTTAGATTTAAAGTATGTAATTCCTGGAGACATAAACAGATCACATAGTTCTCAAGTTGTAGTAAATAACCAAATTCAAACAAATTCAATTAACGATATAATATTTAAATCACTTTCAGTTAATACAGTAAACCCGTCGTTACCTATAATTGACGTTAATTTAAATAATTTAACAGTAGTATCAAATAACATTGAGATACCATTTAATATAGATGCTAAAAACAATAATGTATCTGCTTTACAGTTTGAAGTAGTATATGATCCTACTAAAGTAAAGTTTGAAGAAATAAAGTCTGAGGTACCTAATACATGGTTTGTGTTTGTTAATCTAAAGAACGGTGTATTACGTTTTGGAGCGATTGATAAAGAATTAAAAACTCCTATCAATGGCATTTCAGCACCATTCAAATTAAAGTTTTCATCAATAGGAGAAGGAGTTGATTTAAATACTAGAATTAAAATTACACAAAACTTAGATGCTAGTGATAATAAAGGAAGTCAATTAGGTATTAATTTAAATACAACAACAATTAAACTAACAGGATACAATAATTTTTAAAATGAAACAAAAAACAATATTAAGATTACTAGGGTTATCATTTTTAACAGTACTAATAGCTACTAGCTGTAGAAAGACATTTGATACTCCTTACACAATAGATTTAGGAGTAAAATCTACATCTACATCTATCAATAAAATAATACCAGCCTTAACAACAGGTAACATAACAGTTGAATTTGCAACAACACCTGATGCAAAATATTCAGTACAAATTGTACCATTTGGTAGTGAAGATCCATCTAAAGTATTTGGATTTACAGCAGAAAATAATATAACAACAAAAAATTACAATTTATCAGATTTAAATAACGGTGACTATGCATTGATTCTTATTGATGTTAAAGGAACTGAAATAAAAAGTTTTATAACAATTAAAAAGTAAAAAAGTATGAAAAAATTCTTCTATGATTTATTCAATGATAGCAATTCTATCAATGAAAAAGCAGTAATTGGTTTTGCGTCTTTTGTAATTATGGTGATATTCGCTGTAGCAGATATTGTTACAGGATGGATGAACATGCCATTGTTAGTTAATGAATTTATCTTTGATTCATTTAAAATGTTAACAATTGCTTGTTTTGGTATAGCATCAGTTGACAAATGGATTAACAAAAAAGGTGATAATTAAAATTAAATAGACTATGAATTTAGACAAATTAAAAGGACATATACCTGATAAGGTATTAGCAATGATCCCTGACACAGCAGCCAAATTTCAGCTTAATACGCCATTGCGTTTAGCTCATTTCTTAGCACAGTGTGGACATGAAAGTGGCGGTTTCCGCTTAACAAAAGAAAATTTAAACTACTCTGCAAAAGGTTTAAATGGTATCTTTAAAAAGTATTTCCCAACAGAAGCAGCAGCAGCCGCTTACGCTAGAAACCCACAAAAAATTGCCAATAAAGTATATGGTGGTAGAATGGGTAACGGACCTGAAGCATCAGGTGATGGAGCAAAATATTGTGGACGTGGGTATATCCAGTTAACAGGTAAAGATAACTATACCGCATTTGGTAAAGCGATTAATGAAGATTTAACTGCTGCTCCTGAAAAAGTAGCAAATGAATATGCTTTACTTTCAGCAGCATGGTTTTTCACTAAAAATAACTTACACAAATTAGCAGATCAAGGATCAACAGACGCAGTAGTAACAATGATTACTAAACGTGTTAACGGAGGTACAATTGGTTTAGCTGATCGTATCAAACACTTTAAAGAATATTACGAACTATTAAAATAATAAAACAATGTCAGAAGAACAAAAAGAAAGCACTGGTACTTCCCTTAAGAATATTCTTATCGGATTAGTATCTACTATCACTTTAGGTGTAGGTGGTTGGTTTACAACAAAATTAACAGGTGGTGATGATAAGGAAGCAACTCCAGCAGCAGCTGCCCCAGTAATTAATATTACAAACTCTAACCAACAGTCTCAAGCTGCAGGTGGTAAAACAGTAATTATTAAGGAGAAAGAAGCAGCAACTAAACCAGCAGCTCCAGCTAAACCTAAGAAAGAAGCTGATGAGTTTAAAGAGAAACCAGCACAGTGGTAATAAACATTAAAAAATAAAGTATGCAACAACCAACAGGATTTAAAGAATTATTAAATAAAATGATGTCCCGTAGATGGTACATCACAGCAATGGTATTAGGTGGATTTTTAATCATTATTGCAGGTATATTTATTGCAATTACATTACAAACACCAATGGCCGCAGCATGGAAAGAGTTATTAATGTTATTGTTAGGTGCCTTCATTGGTAGCTATGGTAAAATCATAGATTACTGGTTTAGTGACACTGATAAGGATAAGATGTTAGTACAGAAAATGGATGAAGAAGATGGTGTTAGCTTAGGTAGTGTTAATGACATTAAAGAAAGTAACAAACCATTTACTCCATTAATTCCAGATGCATTCGTTCAAGGTGCAGCAGCAGCAAGAGAATTAGCAGTAGTTGAAAATAAACAAAACTATGACTTAACTAAAGACGAACAAGAACATAGACAAATGCTTGAAGTAGATGAACAAGAGCACGAGCAAGAAATGGAAAAGCTTAAATTAGAGCATGAAATGAAAGCTCACAGACAATGTGTTCACGTTTGGGGAGACGCAGATGGGGACGGATATTTAGAATGCCAAAAATGTGGTTTATTAAAAGAATCACATGATGATACACACTAAAATCTAAACACATGAAAAAGTTATTACTTGGTATACTATTATTAGCAAGCTGTACACCTGTACAGTACGTTTACGTTGATCAGAAAGATTCAGTTGTAAAAAAACAAAGAGTAATATATGATAATATATACACCCCATCTCCATTCTTTTTCAATTATGGATGGGGTGTTCCTTTTTACAATCCTATTATTATTCAAAGACAAAGACCAATAGTTATACCTCAAAGACGTCCTATTGTAATCCCACAGAGACCACAATATCGTCCTTTACCCCCAAGACAACCAAGACAACCAAGAAACAGATAATGTATGAAAAAATTATTGATATTATTAAGTTTATTTTTACTAAGCAGTGTTGTGGCTGTTGCTCAAACAATAGGAGTAACAAAAACAGAACAATATAAAGCATCATTTGAAACTAAGATTGATATTTCTCAATTCTTAGATTATGAAGGCCCACAAATTCCTATTCAAATTTTAAAAGCAGGCATTTCAGACGAGATGTATGAAATGTATCCTGAACTAAAAGAAAAACGTGTTGGGTTAGGTGTTGCTAATATCACAATGGAATATTTAGAAAATCTTAATCGTTTTAAATTCACCGAAGACAAAACGGAAATTAAAAATAGAATGGTTAAGCAATTTCAAGCATCACAAGCTGGAATATCTGAAAATAAACTAGATGGTAGAGGTAAAATCAATTTAGCAGAATACTTTGTAACTATTGAAGTATATGACTACTCAGTATCAGAAGATGAAACCATCAATCTAAAAGATGGTATTAAAGATAACATGGTAACAAGATTAGGTTTGCAAGTTAGATTTACAGATGCAGAAACAGGTGTAGTGTTCGGTGCAAGTGGCTTAGGTGAAGCAACTACAAATAGACAATTAACATTATTATCAGATGCAACTATAGATCCAATTAAATTCAATCAATCAACTATTTCTATCGCAACTAAGAAAGCATTAGATATTGCGTGTGCTAGAATTTTAGATAGAATGGTTAAAAAAGGAATATTTAAAAACTAAACAATGGGAACAGCAGCAAAGAAAAAACGCCCAATGCGTAGTAGACGTTCCGGGATGAAGAAAGCTGAATTAGTTAAAGCTAATTTAGAGATTCTTAAAAAATACTAATGAAAAAATGGCCGTTAGCTTTTACTATATTAGTTATGTTTTTAATAGCTAATAAGGCTAACGGCCAAAGTATTGTTCAAACATATATTGATCCATGTGATAACAAAGTATACACAGTATTAGTTCCAATTGCTTCAAATCAATCTGGTGTAGTAGTACTTATTAGAAATAAGTTTAAAACATTTACCTATGCCGATTTTGCTTCAGGAGCAGTAACTAAATGGATTAATGAAATATTTTCAACCCCATGCCCTATAAGCCAAACAACTCAGCAGACTATAACGCAAACGGTAAGTCAAGCAGCGTCAGCAGCAGCATCAGCCGCGGCATCAGCAGCAAGTTCAGCAGCTTCATCCGCTGCTTCATCAGCAGCAAGTTCAGCAGCTTCATCCGCAAGTTCAAGTGCTTCAAGCGCAGCATCTTCATCAGCTTCATCAGCTTCATCATCATCTGCATCAACATCTTCATCTTCTTCATCTTCGGAATCTTCGTCTTCGTCTTCTGGGGGTACATCCTCATCCGAGAGCAAATCAGAAAGCAGCAGTTCAAGCGAAAGCAAGAGCGAAAGCAAGAGCGAATCGAAGGAGGAAAAAAAATCTGAGTCTAAAGAAGAAAAGAAAGAAGATAAAAAAGAAGAAAAGAAAGAAGATAAAAAGGGGAGTAAAAAAGAGCAAGCAAGGATAAATCCTATAATGTTTGCTTCTGACTTGACAGTAGGGGAAGGAGCAGATAAGCAATATACAGGAATAGCATCACTAGGTATATCTCAATCATCTATGACAGGTGAATCAAGTTGGAGCGCTAATACTATGATTTGGTCTAATTTAAAACAATTTGCCATATCCGCATCATATACTAAGATGAACTTTGATAAGGGCAAAATTGAGTCAATAGACAACTATTCATTTACAAATGCGTATATGAATGGAAATTATATGACAATGGTGGGATACACCCACATTTTACCAACAGCAAAGTACGGAACAATGGGGTATAATTTATCTGTATTGGGACTATTACTTAAGGGAACCCAAACAACTCCATTAACTTCATATTCATTAACTGGATTTTGGATGAAACCATACCAGATAAATAAAAAATTAGCGTTATCGCCTGAAATATTCGTTATGAGTTCTCCTATAACATATAATATACAAACAAATATATTAGCTAAAGACAAAAATGTTGGTATTATATTGGGAACATCGATAAATTATAAAATATCGAAACGCTTTGCGGCTGCATTTAACTATAAATTAAATGGTTCTACAAACACATCAATGCCGCTGATGAATTTTTTCCTAATAGGTTCAAGAATGAATTTATAAAATTTGGTAGACTAAATAAGTTATCGTACATTTAACCATAAAATAAAATATATGGAGTTATTAAAAAAATCAAATGGTAGTATGGCTCGTACACCAAAAGAGATTGAGCAGATGATTGATAAAGCAGCTAAAGCATATGGAAATTTCCTTAATGCAGTAGGATTTGACTACACAGCTGATAGACAAACAGTAGATACACCAAGACGTGTAGCTAAAGCATGGTTAAAAGACTTAATCGTAGGTTCTGTTACTGATGAACCAAACATTACAGTATTCCCTAATGATGAAGGATATGATGGACTAGTAATTCAATCAGGTATTCCTATTGTTAGTATGTGTGCTCACCACAACTTAGCATTTACAGGTTATGCTACAGTAGCTTATGTACCAGCAGAAAACGTTATTGGTTTAAGTAAATTAAATCGTATTGTTGAATGGTTTGGACGTAGACCACAAATGCAAGAATCATTAACAACACAAATTCATGATTATATTGCTAATAAAATGGTATGTGATTCAGTAGCAGTTAGTATTGCTTGTAAGCATACATGTTGCTCACATAGAGGTATCAAACATGGCTCTGTAATGACTACAAACAAATTTAGTGGTGTGTTTATGGAAAAAGATAATTTAATTCGTGAAGAATTCTTACACGCGATTGAAGTAAATGGAACAAAATTCTAATTATGCAAGAAAAAGAATCAAATACAAATTGGCACTTTTATATTAGCTTAGTTAAATCCGGCTTCAGATTTGGAGCTGGATTTGCTTTAATATTTGGTAAATTACCACTAGCTGGTGCTTTACTAATTATAGCTGAATTATTAGGAATAGCTGAAGAAATGT